TGGTATCGAAGTGGCCCAAAGCCAACTGCCTATTTTGAAACGTGATGGACGATTGCCATTTTCGTTTCTTTGGCATCTAACTTGCGCCCTTCAATCCGCTTGTGTTGCGCGAGTGCCGCTTTGCATTTGCCCCGTTCTGGGAATACGTCGCGATTCTCAAATTCTCTATCCGGTTGTCCAGCCGATCTCCATTTATGTGATCGATCAACTTTCCTTCTGGATCCTCTCCGTACTCCATCAACCATGCCATCCGATGTGCCAGCATCATCTTGCCGTTCACCCGGATATATCTATAACCATGGCCGGTTATCGTTCCTGCCTCTTTCTTCCAAAAGAACTGACCTGTCTTTTTGTTGTAAACAAGTTCTTCGTTGAGTTCTTTGTAGTCCATTTTGGCATCCCTTCATCTGAAGGAAGCCGTATATCAGAAGCTGTACGATCCAGCAATGTTTACGATGTGGCAAACTCTGCCCATGCACACCGGGGATCGTTATATCCAAATGAATACCTTTCATACGCTTTTACGAGGAGATTGTCGGTAACATTATCGACCCACATATCGCTCTCGTAAGGTATACGAAGCATATGTATTAGACCTTCGATGTTGGTCGTGAGGAACCACGCGAAGTTGCTGGTGAGGAAGTCCATCACGAGATGGCCCTCGGGGAGGCCGCCGGATAGCGTGAGGATCGCGTTGACATCGTTGTCTGCGGTACCGGGGCGCAGCTCGGTCTTCATCAGCCGGATTGCGACTTGCTCTAGATTCGGCGGAACGATCAGCCGGCGGGCTCGCGCCATGATGCGCAGGCCGCGCTCATTGACGAACTGGGTTCGAACGTTGGTCATGTCAGCGAGGAGGGCAGCTTCGTTCAACGACTTCGGCGTTGCCGAGGTGTTGGCCCATGTGCCGTTGTCGAAGGGGTGCGCCGTGGAAAACAGAGCAACGCCGTCACCGATGATCGACGTGTTGTAAACGTTGCCCAAGTTCAGGACGTTCGCAGCCTGGATTTCCTTGAACTGCGCAAATGCTTCCTGAAGCTTGAGATTGGTCGGATTGAACTGCGCCTTGTACAGATTGTCATCGATGGCTTTGCGGGTGATCGCGTAACCTAACGCCACCTCTATATGTACAAACGCCCACGTAAAGCGCTCGCCGGCATTGTTGTCGAACTGAGTTGCCGCGCCTTCATCCTTCAGGAACGGCAGCGCTACAAACGCCATCTGCGTCGATCGCTCAACCGCCATTGCCGACTTATGGGTTTTGAATACTTTGTCCCATTGTCTCGGAATCATATCATAGGAGCCGCGGACATCGAAGAGGCCCGGCAGTAGCTCAGATCGAATATTTGCGAGAGCAATGGGCAATTGAAGCTCCTATCAGGCAGACGTAAGAATGTGATGCATCGTAACCATCAAGGTTATGGCACCCCGGTCAGAGTGCGGAAGCGCTGGTTGTTGAAGGTGACCACGACCCAATTGAACGGCGTGGTCGAGTCAGATCCGTTACCGACGCCTTTGTACAAATCCACAATCTGGAACGGAGCAACGTTGCTGGTCGTGATCGTTGATTGATCGACCGTAAAGCCAGAGAAGCCGCCGCCCACAGTTGAGCCCGTACCAGTGGCCCAGCCAATATTTCCGCCGATATTCGATGTGACAATCGCGGTGTTAAGTGCGGCAACGAGGAAAAGCGCTCCTGGCGCATTGATCAGATACCCTGTGGCATCCGAGGCCGCTGAGCCTACCCAAAACGGGCTAGGCTGGAGGGTGAGCTGGCCACCTGTCGGAACGTAGTTGCAGCCAACAAAGATGCCTTCAAGAATGGTAGCAGTGCTGGCCGCTTGGATGATGTAGCTCGTGGCAGACTGGCTTTTGACGACCGGATCGCCGTTGAAGATCTTGGTGGCGTTGCTCGACTGAATTTGCCGGGTCAATTGCTGGTAGTCGGGGCCGAAGCCGGGCAAATAACCAATATGTCTGAATCCAAAACTGGCTTGCGTATTGGCCATTTAGTTTACCTCGTGTAGCGGCGAGAACTCGCCGAAATATTTGAGTTCTGCTGTTTGTCTAGCAGCGGCGGCACTATCCAAAGTGTCGAAGTATCCAAGCCATATCTGCTTCCCATCGACCCTTATTCTTGAGCAAAGACGCCCGCTTTTTCCCTCAATCGTTACTCCACGCACGCCCGTAGGATTATCCTTGCGGAGTGACATATTCCGATTGTTCTGGGTGTAAGTGGCGAGACGCAGATTGATCCATTTATCATTCCGTGGATCGCGGTCTTTGTGGTCCACCCCATGCTGAGGCCATTCGCCAGTCTGTAGGAACCAAATCAGATGGATGGCCATATATTCGTGGCCTTTGTAGCCAACAATTTTGTAGCCATCGGCGTTAACACAGCCAGCAGGACCGGCGGCAACGCCGCGGCGCGGCGGTCGCTTCCAATTCAGAGCGCCAGTCAACGGATCATACGAAAGCAGAGAACGAGCCAGCTCAAGGCTCAGTTCATCTTCTTTCTGTCGAACACGTGACGGCATAGCCGGTACCGCTCCTAGTTAAGGGAGGCTGTACTGCAATGCCTGCAGGTATAGTGCCTTGGGGAAAGCCGCTTCTGCTGGAGCGGATCGGAAGGAAATGCGCCCTGCGCGTCTCAACTTCAGATGAATTATCGGCGAAATGCTGAGGCCGATTTGGTGCTAGTTCCCGCAATACAGGGAAATATAATTGCCGTCAATAAGAAAAACCCCGCTTGTTAGGCGGGGAGGGGAAGAAAAATCCAATTCATACGGCCGGTTCTTTTTCTTTCTCGGGCTCGGGCTTCGCCGCACCGCCGCTCAACAGACCTGTAGCCGTTTCCGGCTTGTCCTGAAATACAGCGGACGGAGGAATCGGCGTTACCGGGCCTCTCGGGTCAGATGCTGGGACTTCCTTGACCGGTACCGGCTCAAGAGCTGGCTTGCCGGTTTCGATCGCCGCAAGGATCTCATGAGCCTTGGAGGTAGCCGAAGAAAATACTGCGTCGTATTTCGTCTGCACCGAGGGCGGCGCGCTATCACCGGACGAAGCATCCTTCATTTCGATCTCAAGGCATTTCATCAGAACGGTAAACGCCTCAATCTGGGTTGGGGCCTTGGCGACTTCCGCGATTAGCTGGTCAAGGGTCATTTTTGCTCCTTTGGGTCAACACCCGCGACATATTGATGGTGGCGCCGGTTCTGCCGGCGGTAACGAACAGTCGGTAACGCCGCCGACGTACCGGCAGCCTGCAGGGGCATTTCCAACACGGTCATCGGGGAAAGTGGAGTAAGCCACCCCCAGCGCTCAGAAGGCAAGACAATAAGCTGAAGATGATGACGATGCAAATGATCGCTATGACGACCCAAATCACGATATTGATGATCTGGACGACGATAGGAGGGAGGTGGGACATCAGGAACGGAAGCAAAAGCTTAATCAGAGACCAAAGCCCGATGGCGATAACGATGAAAATACAGACCTGTTCCCAGAACGCGAGGCTGAAGCAGCCCATTGGCGTATTCCTTCGGTGAATATCAGGCCAATCAGCTCAAGCCAGTTTTGTTCCAAAGAAAATCAGGCCAGTTCGGATTCCAAATCGGGAAGCCATTCGCGTAGCGCCGCCTGAGCGGCAGATTTTGCCCTACGGTAACGATCGTCCACAGGCTCAGGAGGCCTCTGCCAGCGCGTCGTCCGAGCGCTGTCGTTGATCATTTTTGACCGTTCCTCAATCAATGGATGATGGCTGAGAAGCAGCTTTTTTCGCCATTCCGGCTCCTCAAACTCGGGAGAATTAATTATCGCATGAGCCATTTTCCGGCGATGGATAACCGCGGCATCGTAAAATGTAGCCCACCATGCCACGTCTCGGCGATCCATCGTACCAGGCCGGCGGCTGCCATCCGTCTGAACATCGGCAACGGCAATGCGCCCAATCAGTCTGGCGATGTCGTCAAGCCAATGGTCCACAAACCAATACGGAAAATACGGCGGGTAGAAATATCCCATATGTTTGACGAGTCCAGCCGTTACCGCGTTGATCTCGGGAAACGACAGGTTGGCCATGTGGCTATAGACCACGCCAATTCCATCGGGGAATAGGCTGGCAGCCTCTAAAATCTTGGTGTCAAACCCCGGTGTCAGGTGCGGCCTGTAGTCCACCATGTGCAAATAGACATCGGCTGGCGCGATCGTCAGAACGCGGTTGACCTTGGCTCCAAGCGTTTCCTCGCGTGGTCTAACTGAGACCTCAACGAAGTGATACTTTTCGGCTAATTCCCAGGCCGTAGCGATTGTTTCGGGCGTATCATCCTCATCTGCGGCGACAATGAGCCGAGTATCCATTTTTTGGATATTGCGAACCGTGGTTGCCACGGTCCAGCGCAGGAGTTCGGGTCGGCTGCGGGCTGTCAGGAGGATGCTGAGGCTCATGGCGTTTCTTCTACAACTTCAATGGCCGCTTTGGCGTCCTGCCAATAAAGCATCCAATTAGGTCTTATTGGAAGGATGAGAGCAATTGACTTCTTGGCATCAAGCATAGCTGGAGCCCCAGCATTCCCCATAGAAATTCCATCAGGGTTATACCCCTCGGACTCACATAATTTCCTTGCTATACGGTATATTCTCTCATGTTCTCCAGTTGCGAATAACTGTGAAAATTCAGCAGCCGCTTCGAGGACGCCCAATAAAGCTGCGCTGACTTTTTCTTCCACTTCATGGAATGTCATTCTGCTGCCATCTGCTTCACGGCATCAACCAACGTCAGAGGCGACGCGTTCTGCTCTCTTTCCGTGAGATATTGGATGTAGTTACCCTTGTACGAATATTGCCCGACATGCTCGATGTCATGCTCAAGCGAGGCCCAGATATCGCCTCCGCAGGTTCGCCAACGCTGGCAGAACGCAAGATCCTCGGACAACTTGCCGGCCTGATTATCGTCCGGGTTATCGAACGTATCGAACAGCCTCAGAATGCGTCCGCCGAGCATGTCCTTTGCCGCGTGATACGTCATCCGGGTATCGATAACCTCAGGCATCTGCTTAAGCATGATATCAACGGCATCGCGGCGGATCAGAAAACAGCCCATGCCTAGCCCAGCTACCGTCATGAAGTTGCCGTTGCGCTTCACGTCTTTCTCAGCAAGCCCCGATGCTGCCCATTGAATCGGCAACGTCTTCTTGGGATAGATCGCGCCAACCATCGGCTCATTGAGCAAGATCATGTCAAGCACGACCTGAGGCCCAAAGCTCATATCCGAATCAATGAACAGCATATGCGTCGCGTCGGGACATCCGTCATACCATCCCGTCAGCATGATATTCCGCGCCTCGCTCACATCTGGATAGCTGAATGCCGCGATACCGCCTCGGATGTTCCGTGACGAAAACATCTGAATCAAGGCATGGGTGGTGTTGAGCGTCGGGACCGAGACAACATTGCCATACGCGGGCAGGCAAACGAGGATGTTGGGCGTCATTCTAACGAAATTCCTTGTTGAGCGGCTTTCTTGGCTGCAATAGTCGCAAACCTTTTAGCCTGAATGGCTGCGTTAACTTCTGGAGTTCTAGGCTTCTTTTTCATGGCAGAAGCTCGCATGGCTCCCATCCCCTCCTGAGAAAAAGTTCGCCCATTTGGCCATTTTTTCTTTCCTCTAGCCGCTTCTCCATTTTTTCTGATCTTTTCTAACCATTCCGGGGTCAGAACTCTGCCATTTGGCCATTTTTTCTTGCCCTTATGGGCTAGGCTCATATTACGCCGACCTTCTTCTGAGATTGGTTTTCTGTTTGGATACTTCATTCCAGTCTTAGCCTTCACCATTTTAGCAATGGTCTCTGGCGAAAGCGTTCGGCCTTTCATTCTTCTAGAAATTCTTTCACCAAATTCCTTGGGAAATTTTCGACCTTTATTGATTGCTGATATTTTTGCCGAAAAACCTGGAGGCATTTTCTTGCCTCGTTTAGCCGCCGCTATATTTTCTCTCGCTTGAAGCGAAAGAACCCTTTTCTTCGAAACCTTGGCCGCTTCATCAATAACGAGCGCCATATCATCAGGCTTCTTTTTAAGCCTATAGCTGATCAGAAGCGCAGAATACCAATCTTTATTCTCGCGATGAACTGCGTAATGATCCGCTACAGAAAGCGCAATCCAATTGGATGGATCGTTATTGTTAGGATTGAAATCGGCATGATGAATATCGAATGTCACACCATATTCATCGATCGGTATTGGTCCATTCAAGGCGATCCACGCTTGACGTATCCTCTTTTGAGACATCAAGCGGACCGTTCTTCCTTTTCTCATTTATTCCTCATCCACCATATGTTGTGGACGAGGTATATCACGTGTCATTGAAGGGTCAATCTTAATCGCAACCCTATTCCCACGCGCCCCAACCTCAGCGCCCGGCAACTTAGCCTGTGTAAGACGCAATGCGTCCGTCTGATCACGCGTCTGCTTCTGAGCTCGCATGTGATCCTCGTACTGGGCTTCCTGCGTCAATGTCTCAGGACGCTCCTCAAGACGTAACCCCTTCACAACTATCTGGCCTTCATACCCCGGCGCAGTGTACATGCCTGGATATCGCGAAGCCGGGACTGGGCGCCAACCGTTCGCCCACATCTGCAATTGCTGCTCATCCATCTCTTTTCCAAGAGCAGAAATCGCATTCCACTGAAAAGTCCATCCAGGAGGCGCCTTGACCTTCTCGTAAAGATCGCCGCCAGATTCCGGCCTCATACGCACAAGCTCCTCGCCATCACGGCCCATCACACGAGCATTGCTACGGCTCGGCTCGCGCGCCATTTCGCGGGGTTGCTCCCGTGGCACAGGACGAGGATTGTTACGGCGCAGCGGCGGCGAGGCCTGAGCAGCATGGGGTGGTGTAGTCTGGACTGGCGGCTTGCTTGGCCTACCAGGTGGTTTCCGCGGCGTCACGCCATCTTTGAGATATCCATACGGAGCAGGATTCGGTTGGGCCGAAAGAGGCTGCGGTGCCATATCGTCTCCGTCATCAATGTTCAGATGCTTGACCACTGGTAGCCTCCTCGGCAATGCGTTTGCGGATGTTTTCGATGGCATAGGGAAGAATGATGGCATGCAAGGTTGGCCATTTCGAATCGGTTGCGCTTTCGCCCATAGCTTTCATATACTTCCTCTCTATTTCTTCCACTTCACGCCGATCTGAGCTGTAGACAAAATCATTCGCCAGACGGTCCCGCTCCTCAAATATCTGAGCGATATATGGCGTCAGTTCGCGAGGAATCTTAGTGGCGTTCTCAATCGTCTTAGTGGCACCGATCTCGGTTCGCTCGCCGCCGATCTTGAATTCACCTTCAAATAATGCGCCAGTGCTCTTGGCCCAATCGTCAACCATCTGCTTGGCTTTGGCGGTCTGTTCCGCGCGGTCGGCTTCTACTTCCCATTTGGACTTCTCAAATAAGCCAAGTCCATTGACTTCAATGTCTCCTATAAATCCCGCTGGCATGAAATAGCCATCGTGGCGAGATGCTGGCACTGCCGCCCAACCGGACAGGGTATGCCCCAGCGGCCTTTCGTAATGCACCTTGTCATGAACGAGATGCCACCATTGATAAGACCGCCCCTGCGGCACCATCTCGGGCGGCACAAAGAACGGATCTGGATGCCGAGCGCGCGGCAGGATCGTATAGCCAGCGCCCCATAGGTCATCAATGATCTCTCGGGAGACTATCTCGCGGACTGGTTTCATAGTCACTCCGTAACGGTTCGATCATATAGCCCTTGTCTCATCATATCTCGTTTTCTTTGCGCGAAAACTTGTACGCCCACTGGATCTCCAACTTTCCACCTATTTTTGCCGGTAGGGTCTGGAGTATTGTGCACGATGGATCCATCAGTTGCCGCAATAACTTCACGTTGACTGAGCCTAACCTCAACCGCTCCACCATTCATGCCGCCACCTATATTTGCCCCTGACGCCGCCGCGCTGATCGGCCGCTTGCCTGATGTGTCCGGCTTTGGTTCAACTTTCGGCTCAACCCTCGCGACACTGCCGGCGATTCGTGCTTCAATCCGCGCAAAATATTCATCACTGTCGATCGCGATATCATCCGCAAGGCAGTCGTTGTGAGCTGCAAGCATGCGCTTGTTCTTCTTGTCGTCCGTAATGCAGTCTGGGTGAGCCCTGATCCAAGCCGCGCTACGCGGAGACATCCGAGCGGCGAATTGCTCTACACTATCTGTGGGTTGCTGGCGAGGTTCTGGGCGCGTTTCTACGCGAGTGACGGGCTTTGCAGACTTGGCTTCCTCAAGATCTCCCTTGGCCTCGTTAAGCCGCTGCACGCGGGATTCAGCCGCGGCCATCTTTCGTTGAGCGCGGAATTGAGCCGGGCCGTCGCCAGCCTCAAATGCCGAAATGTATTCTTTCTCAGCGGCAGAAATCTCAGCTTCAGCCGCCTGGATGCCGCTCAGCACCGTATCAAGCTGACTTTCAGTTACCGCCGTCTTGGTGGTTTGCAGCTCTTGGGTGACCTCCTCAAGGCGCCGCGCCGTCTGCTGTTGTGCCAATTCGGCGGCTGTTGCGCGCTGCTTCTGTTGCGTGAATTGGTCTTTCAGGTCCTCCAATGGATCCGCAGTAACGACTGTTTTCGTCGTCTCGCCTTCGATCTTGGTAACCGTGCCGTCACCATCCGCCGGCAGCGTTACTACAATCGCGTCGTCATCTAGGTCAGCCATTGTCATTTTCCTCAAAAGCTGCGGCAAATCCACTGCCATGATCTGGGAAAGCGCATGTAATAACTACGCCATCGGGCAAAGTGTAGCGGCCATAAACCTGCACTTCAAAATATGCTTTGACTCCCTCGGCTACCCCGTACTTTTCCACCAAATAATCCAGTTTGGTTTCCATCAGTAATAGATCTCCGGGTTGGTGACCTTCATCAAAATGCGGGTGTCCTGAAACAACCGGCACGGCACCTCGCGGATAAACATGCTCACCCCATCGGCTGGGGTATACATGACCCAATCGCCGACTTTGAGCTTGTCACCGTGGAAATGAGCAACGCCGTCGTCCTTGAAGGCACCCTTGCCGAGCGCTAGCACAAGCCCGATATTGCCCTGCCATCGATCTTCCTCGACCGCTTTGTCAGTCAGGAAAATACCGCCCTTGGTCTTACCGGGCCGGATATAGCCCGCAACCAGAACCTGCGAATGCAGAACCGTTAGCTCGCTTGGGATATCTCCGATCTTGGAGAACAATAGTGCTTTCGGATCTGTCTCGGTATCGTCGGCAATCTCACGCATTTTTCCGATGGCGTTTGAACGGGCCATTATTTGTTCCTCATCTGATCGTTAAGGTAAATTTGATGCAATTCCATTGCGCCATCAATAGGCAGCAGCAATCCGCCTGTTTCGCCCCGGACATAGAGTGAAATGCTGCGTTGCAGATATTCTTGCGCTGTCAGACCAAGCGCCGAGGCTGTATCTTGTAGATGCGTAGACATCCGAAGCGGGATGGTCACATCCACAACTATTGATGGGCCAGTGACTTGCTCGTAATGGCTTGAAACCATGAAAGATTCGGATAGAACGCGAAATGTATCACTTCCGGGATAGGCGGGATGTTCCTGCAGGTTCTTGAGGGCTTGCCTCTGGGATAGCGACAACTCAGCCTGCACCAAGCTTTGCTCTCGCTGCACCAAGACGTTACCCAGATAGACGATCGCGCCATCGTCATTGGTGTCTGGCGGCATTTCATGGGCATGGCGTCCGAATGGCACCTGAACCCAACCCGGATATTTCCTCACATGCTCGGCAATAACCCACTGATAAGCTAGACCTATCGGAGGCTTTGGAATATCGAATATCTTGGCTTCTTCTTCGCCGAAAACTGGCGGGACATGTTTTCGAGAAATTGGAGGATTTACCTTGCCACCACGCTTAGACTTGCGCGCCGGTATGGCATGCTTCTTAATCAGTCTTCGAACCATATGGGATGCATCCCGTTATGTGCCATGCTGGCACGGTTTATGTGTCAAGCTTCAGACAAGCATTCCATTCAATCTTGCAAAATCTATAGGATCTTTGGCTTGTTTACGCAAGTTACAGGTTACGCAAGTGATTTGAATATTCGACCTATTGTTTGACCCACCTTTAGCTATCGGAATGATGTGGTCAACGTGATATTTCTTTCCCACTTTGATCCGACAATAAGCACACTTACCCTTCTGTGCTTTCAAAATCCAGTTTAAATCATCTGCCGTATAGCTTCCACCAGCATTTCGCTGCTTGGCTCGCCGCTTCCCATGATGCGATTTGTTTCTTTCTGGATTTTTTAAACGCCACAAACGCGACGCATTACGCTGCTTTTCTCGTATATGAGGATCAGCCAATCTCCGCTCTCTTTGCCGTGACGGCGACTGAGATGGAACATTTTTAGCTTTTTCTGGATTATTCATTCTCCAGGTTTTAAGAGATTCGCGTAACGAGGCTCTATTCTTCTTACGCCATTCGCGTCTTTCATCAGTCTTATAGTTCTTCTTAGCCGATCTATTAGCAATAACCTTCCTACCTTCAGGATTTTCCTTATTCCATCTAGCCACAGCAATATTAACGCACGCTATACACCGACCCAAACCATTAACATATCTTTCACTCAGATGGCCGTGACGACATGATTTTCCGGTAAAGAAGCGTTTTAATCCTAACTCGGTTGCATCTTTACGAGAAATGATCTTAAGATTGTCGGTAGCCAAATCGAACCTCACCGTTCGTTGTGGTTAGAGGATTCCCCAGCGTTACAGCGCTGGGGAATCTTCGCTTATTAAGCTTCAAGTCTCTTTCGCGCTTCTTGGCAAAGGAATATGGCGGTATCCAGACCTTCTATGACGCCGCGCCGCTTCTGGAAATCAGCCCAATCTTTAGCTGCGGTCAGGCCTTCAATACTTGACGCTTTGGATGCTTGCAGATCCCGCTCAAGATTGCGGGCGAGATTGGGATGGTCATCAATCTCAAATGCGACTGGCGAGGAATGGGCTGGCATTAATACCACCAAAATTCAGCGACTTCGGTGCCGTCATCCCAGATGTGGGTAGCGATAGTCCAAAACCTACCGCAACCTTGGTAAACAGCATGTGGAATGAGTTCTCGCATCAACGCCGTGCCTCACGATGCGCCTTGGCTAGACGGGCCTCGCCGCCGCCAGAACCTCCGGGAAGCTTCGTGGCCGACGCCACCTTATCAGCCATCCCGCCATTGGCCCGGCACATTCCACCCCGGGCACGATTCGGCTTCCCAATCGTCGGATCATTCGTGGTGTTCGAATCCTGCCCGCGTATTTCCATGGGAGATGCCTTGAACCTCTCTCCCATGTGCAGCCGATCGGACACGCCTGGATCAGTATGGTTCTTCACAGAGCCGCCCTTGGCGTAGAACGACCGAACGCGACCGCCCGATTCGAACGTGACTTGTTTGCCGCGCCCCATCTGCTCAAGATCTCCCTTGCCGCGCATGTGCTGCACAGGCGTTCCATTGCGCTGACCCTCCTCGAAAACCTTCGTTCCTTTGGTAACCTTGCCGCCGCGCGCTTTCTGCATGGGCTTTTGGGTTGCCTCCTCAATCCTTCTCATGGCGTCTTCTGGGGACATACCGCCAGATGGAACCATTCTTTTGTTGGAAGCAACAATATCCTCAGCAGAAGGCATCTTGCCGCCAGAAGCTCGATGGATTTTGCCACCTCGTGCCCTCATCGGCATCGGAGGTCCCGGAGGTGGTGCCCCAGCTCCAGGAGGCATCATGGGTGGCTTTGCGGCCATCGGAGGCGGTGCCATACCTGCCGGCGCAATACCCATCGGCGGGGCTGGGGGAGCCATTGGCGGCCCAGCAGGAATAGCACCGCCTGCAGGGTGACCGCCAGAAATCACGTTGATGACGGTGCGCTCATTGTGCTTGCCCTTGACCTTGCCACCCTTCGCTCGTTTGGGCCGGTCCATCCGATGCTTGGATTTGCCGCCCTCGGCGTGCAGTTCCGCATGCTCTTGCTTGTGAAGCGCCAAAGCTTTCTTGCCGATGGCCTTTGCGCCATGCACGGCACCGCCTGACTTGTAGCCCTTGGTCAAATGACCAACCCGAGAACGCTCAACGTGAGACTGTCTTACGTGATTCATGGGATGGGCCATTTTGCGCTCCTAGCGGCTGTCAAGTCTTATATCGCACCGATTTGTGATTTCGGCAAGAAATTCGCCTTTATGGCCAGAATATTGTCATCCAGAGCCATCCGGCGAAGCAGCATCAACGTAAGCAAATCTTCCCAAACTCCCACAGGGATCTCGGAAGTACCTGTGGCCCAGCGCCTCATAGTTCTTTGAGAAACCTCTAAATCATCAGCCAGAGGGTTAATCCACTGATCACCATACATCGCTTCGCCGATGTCTTTTAAAGCCACTGTCATTGCTTGGGTTTCTTCGGTTTGGCTGCAGGTTCGGTTGGCTCAGGCTCTGGCTTCATGGCCTCGGCTGTCTCAAGAATCGCAGAATGTGTCCCCAAGGCTGCATCATGTGCCGCCTTCGAAACGTTCAATCCATGCTCAACCTTGTCCATTGTCTGCTGGTGGGCCTGCTGATGAGCCTTGAGGCCGAGTTCTGCGGTACCTTGGGCCTGATCCGCTTTGATCTTTTCCTGATCGGCACCATGAATTACCAATTCCTTCGCCATATCAATGGTTTTGCCCTTAATATCGGCATCCATCTGCTGCTGGTCCTGCTGGACCTTCGGAGCTTCCACAGTCTCAAGCTTTTTGGCCTTTGTCTGGGCGTCCAGCATCTTGGCTTGAGCCGTGATTTGGTCTGGATTTGGCCCAGTTTGAGGATCTGGCGGCTTAATCAATCCTTTTGGATCCTCTCTCATCGCGGCAAGAACTCGTCGCAGCGTCTCATCCTCATCCATACGGCCTCCAAGAGGGCCAGATTTAAGCTCGACTAAGGCCACCGCTCGCATCTGACGGTGGATATGGCTGGGGATATTCGGATCTGATTTCGGCACCAACGTAACGGTGTCTAAAGCCTGTAGCAATTTTTCTTCAGTCCAGCCGAATTTCTTGCTGAATCTAGACTTGTTACCTTTCCAAAATGACTGCGGCATCTCGCGGAACAGATCTGCTATCAGCCCGATTTCCTCAGCTTGGGCCTCATGGCCGAGCTTATGGGTGGCCGCCATTAATTTCGTGGCCATCTCAATATGCGCGAGCATGGTCCCCACTGGAATATCCTTGATGCCTTCGCCAACCGGGATTTCTGCGGCAAGCCCCACGCTCTTGGCCTGTTCGGTGATCTTGTCGATAAGCACCATGAGACCGGGGCCAGCCTCGCGATACGGCAGGTTGGCGACGATTTCCCCGATCGGTTGGCCGTTTGTCTCAATCGGCGTGCCAGTGCCTGGCTGAAGCACCAGATCCGAAGTCTTTTGGCGCCCCCCGAGTGCCGCGATGAGGAATGCGGGGAAGTTGGCAAGAAAACCAGCATCCAATGATAGGCGCCATGCCGCGGTTAGCGCGTCCGCCGAGTTGCCGAGAATATGCAGCAATCCTGTCCCAAAGAAACCTGGCCCTGGCACATACGGATATTTGACGTACATCCGCTTGCGCTGGCATTCCTCGTCTTCTGGCTTCCAGTCCCGGCGCAGCGCCAGCATCTGCTGCGAATCTTTGTCGATCGTTACCAGATACGGTAACGCTAGGCCTTGCATGTCTGTCGGCGCAAACTGGTCAAGTTCTAATTCGCATTGAGTTTCGTACAACGTATATGGCTGATCCTCTGGGCGCGATTGCACCGCAGCAATGCCTTGGATCGCCGCAGTCTTCTCATCAACCATATTGGCGGTTTGCGTCGGAGGAGTGAGGGCGGTGTTGAGGTATAGCCCCTTTTTCTGCATGCGCTTCATGACCGATTGGCGCATGGGGATCTGATGGGTGATCCGCTCGCAGGATTTGAAGTCTTTCGTGGCGTCCGAAACGATCAAATCTTTCATATCCACCGTTTCAGTGGTGGGCCGCTTCTTCATCGGGTGCATATAGACTTTTTTGAACCCAGCACCGCCAAAGGCCCGGCCCCACAAAAGCATGTGCGAGGTCTCAGGCGCGTAACTGGTGTCAATCGAGGTCAAGAAATAGTTCATATCCCGCTCGAAAGCGTCGGCAAGCTCGTCTCTCGTCTCCTCTGGGTCGTCACCGAAGTCCTCAACCTTACATGGACCACCCGCTGGTAGAAACTCAGCTTGTGCGTTCGCCCAGTCCTTCAGGATGGCTTCCAAAAGCAGCGGATTGGTCACCACGGACATTCCGTCCATCACCGCGGCGCCATCCCCAGATCGCGGATCGGCAATCTGCAGCCCAAGCATATCCATGCCCTTGGTGCGATTGGCTAATGACGGCTGGCGGGATAAATCATCAGCCTGAATCGCCTCAATGAGCTCGTTGGCGATCGTCAGCCGCTCAGATTCGCTCAGTTTGCCAGCGATATTCTTGTAAAAATCGGCAGGATTTTCGGTATCAAGGTCAGAATCCGGCGTTGGATTGAACTGGATGACAACGCCACCGTCAGGCTGCGCAATTTCGATGTTGCCATCAACGACTCTAACGCTGTCGTCGGGATCGTCTTCAATTATGACATGAATGTCTTGGGCGGGATCGGCCATCAATACAGCCTTGTCCCATCAGGGCCACGAGGACCCATAGGTCCGGTTGTTGGCCCATAAGATCCAGCAGTATTTGGCCAGCCAGAGTTTACCGGATTGTAAGGGGCCGGTTGATAGTAATCCGATGCTGTCATGAACTCGACGCGCTTAACGGTCACCCCATCCTCAAAATATTCGATGGCCTTAACGGAGGGACAGCGGATTCCGTGGGACATGCCACAAAAGCGGCAGTTGGTTATTGTAGTCATTTCAGCCTCCAAGGAGGAACCAGAGGCCGAGCATTACCACACAAGAGCCCACAATCGCAAAAGGAACGTGAGACAGAGGCGATAATCGGCATTTGTCAGGTTTCGAGCCTAATCCATAATTTCGGCTCATCCGCTTCCTTCCTCGGTGCATCTGGCTTCATCCGGTTGCTGTTCTGCGCCGCTCTCCAGCACTGCTGGCATAAATCATGATCCAATGCTGGATTATGAGCGCCACCACGCCGAAAGACCTTGATCGGCCGCCCGCATTGGCATGTGTTGGCGTTACGCACGCCTATTCATGATGTTGGCCTGAAGGCTCGCCTCGGTTAGTGTCATTGCTTTCCGAAGGCGACGGAATAGTTCTCGCGCCTTGGCTGGGTTTTCCTTGCGCATTTTGCGGTAGTTTTGCGCCCATTCATCCCTGATGTCGCGAAGGTCCGGTTTGACAATCTGCAAAATATTCATCGCGCCTTCACCCTCCCCAGTATTTCCTGCTTGGCGACATCAATGCCCAAATTCATCTGCGCCGCATTGCTGCCAGCCATCGCCATGCCGTAGTCACTCGGACCGCCGGCAATGACCACCAGCCAGGACATGTCGCCGTTTTTGGCGCTCTCCAGCATGCCCTCTAGCAGCTTTACGCAGTCGTCCCCGCCAGATGGCATGGTCTTGGGGACAATCAGTGGACCTTGGCCTGTGATGATTCGGGGGCTTTTCATGATGCGTCTTTCTTGACCTGATTCGCTTCATCCGCTTCCACTTCAATAAGCCTCTCTAAAGTGGGTGGATATTGGTCAGCGTAATAGTTGTTTCCTATCGCATTTTTTGTAATGGCAAACCCCAACGACGGGCCTTTAACCAAGAGATTGCCCGTATTGTGCTCGCATTCAATGCAATAGCCCTCAGGGAGAGGACGCAGCTTCAACAGCTCGTCTCTGACATCTTCAAGCGTCTTTTGCATTACGGATCTCCTTCCTGATATCCGCGTAGCTGTGCCCCTCAACCGAGACGGCGCCAGCTACCGCGCGGAGTCGGGCGATCGTGTTGCGGAGACGTTCGATTTCATCCGCAGCTCGGTTGAGCAGTTCTTCGTGATCGCATCGCTCATATGGATTAGATGCCGCGAACTTGCTTTCTTCCCGCAGAGTCTCAACAATATCGCTCATTTCCAGTTCTCCGTGTTCATCGCGAAGGGGCTGCCCCAGGGATCGGGTTTTGGTTCATCCATCGGCGGGCGCAAGTCGGTCATATGGGCAGCCACACCTTGAGCCAAGTAACGCGTCTGACAATCAGCCATATACCGGTGGCTGTCGGCAATCTTCTGCGTTACCCGTTCAATGTCCTTTTCCATCTGGGGATGAATAGAACGCTCTTTGATCTCATCGCATTCGATTGTAGCTGCTCGCATTGCACCGCGCCAATCCATAGTCATTTCGGCTACCGGATAGACGTATGCACCGCGCTCTCGCCAACCCTCGCTGAGCCGCAATCGCTGGATCTCAGCCAGCGCCTCAGAGCACATCGCGCTAATGGCAGGAGCATAGTTGAACTCATTGCCGCCGAGATCCGCAGAAGGCCATGGATCTCCCGGCTTGAGATTCGCGATCAGTTCAAGCTTCCTCGTGATGTCCATCTTTCTCGTCCTCTCGCTTCGTAAATGAAAACCCACCGTTCTTCACATGCTCGTGGAAAAACTTGCCGATGCTCTCCCCAGCATCATGCGCAGCCATCATCCGGTCATGCAATTCCTTCGGCACGTCCGGGTAGTCATAGGTCGCGCCTGATCTGAATTTTACGGTGAGCTGTTTGCCGTCGTGATCAACCGCGGCGATCGTGCTGGATTTGATTTCGGTCATCAGAATGCCCTCACAAAATACCATGCCAGATCAGCGGTAACCATCAGAAACCCTACGATGGTCCAGAAACCAAATACCTTCAGGTCAAACTGATCATGAGCGTTCTGAATGCTCCAAAACCTACCATCCCAATTCGGATCATGATCGAACCAGATATTTGTCGGCAACTCAGCGCTGCCATACATATTCCTGGTGACTTCTTCCCATCTCTGATCCGGCGTCCGATAAGGCTTGTCAGGCCTGACTTCGCCGGGGCGCGGGATGATGGTTTCGAGGTCCGTCATGCCGATCTCCTGCTGAAACCTGGATAGAGTGCCCGCTTAGGTGCCCCACGATGCCTCACCGCGTCCAACTCCTGTGCCCGGCGCTCCTCATCGCTGCGGATCAAACCGGTGTCGCGGAGATGCTTGATCGCCTGCGTCATCGAATCAAACAAATCATCATGAGTTCCGTAGGGGAAAAGCGCGCACTCATCAATGACCTTCCCAGCATAGTCGAATTCTTCTGGATCCGGCGCATAAATCATCTCTTGAGAGAACGAAGGCACAATAGCCATGCCGCGGGCCATCTTATCTCCCTTGGGCTCAACAAGTTGGATCGTCCATCCTTGCCGTCCATGGGCATTCCGCAGAGATTGAGCGGCAGATATGCCAGAAGCCTTTGACTCTATTAACAATTTGTCTGCTTTGAACCGATTGCAGCTATCCGCAACCCATTCGATCAGTCCCCAGAAAGGGCGCGCTCGGATCTTGTATGTCGATTCATGCTCGTTTGGCAGAATATCAATCTTGGGACCGGAAAACTCAAGCCGCTTTGACCATGCATGGATCAGCATTGCCCGATTATAGCCATGCTCGTTCTGGAACACACCCCAGATCGTCAATGCAGATGGATCGTTCTTTTCTTCCTCAGTATAAGCGCCGTCTAGACTGGCCACGATATATTCAAACGGTGGGAACTTGCGACCAGTCATATAAATCTCGGCTGGCATCCACCACTCACGCTTAATCAGGCCACCGCCACGAGCCTCTGGCGTCTGCTGGAGTTGGCTGGCAGTCGCATAGGGACCAAGTTCAATCTTGAGGCTTTGAACCGATCGTTCCGAGAAACGGTCAATCCAAGCTAACTCACCCTCGCAATCATCTTGGTTCGCTCGCCACCGCGGATCAACCCAGCCAATCGAAGTTGTGTACGGCTCGCCATTGTCGTCTGCCTGCCACACATACTCCATTGGAATGCAGAGATGACAATATGGTAGCTGAAGCCGAAGGATCTCGCCGGAAACGTCTGCCTCACTGACACGCTGAGATATGACAATCTTTGCATCGGTCTCCATGCTGTTCAGACGTGACGACAGAGATTCCCGAAACCAGCGGTTGGTTTCGTCCATGACCGCTTTGGATTCGCTCTCTTTCACGTTATTTAAATCGTCGCAGTTGGAGCAAATTATGTTTGCACCATCTCCGCACAACATGTTATGGTTCCCCTCCACCGTGATGCAAAACGTTTCAGAGGGAATTTCATGCAACAAATCGACAGAAACGACGCGAACGAAAGATGGCTTCCAGTAGTCGGGTTTGAAGGGATTTACGAGGTTTCCGACCTTGGCCGAGTTCGCAGCATGCCGCGCGTCGTGGTGCGGCGCAGACACTTGGCTATCCACAACGACAGAATCAGCCATGAGAAATGCGAACATGAGATGGTTAACTCTGGCAAGATAATGACTGGCACGATTTGCGAAGGATATCCGCGCGTCTCGCTTCGCCGCGATGGCAAGACTTTCTATCGGATGTGCCACGTTTTGGTGGCCGCAGCATTCTTGGGGCCGTGCCCCGAAGGCGAGGAGGTTCGCCATAAAGATGGTAATCGAGGCGATGCCAGTCTCAGCAATATCGAATATGGAACGCGGGCTCAGAACATTGCCGATTGCAAAAGGCACGGAACATTTCGGAATGGCGCGTCGCATCTTACCGAGGACATGGTTCGCCAGATTGCGGCTCGCCATTACGAGACCGCTGCGGATCTTGGCAAAGAATTTGGGGTAAGCGGGGGCACCATCGCCGGCATCAGAAATCGGCGGATCTGGAAGCATTTGAACTTGGACTTGCTCCCGACCTATCGCAGGAGCGGCGATCTCCACCCGGCTAGGCGCGGCAATAAGACGATGCCCGATTCGGATATCTGACGCAAACCTGTAGCCTTCATCGCCTAGAATGAGATGGTCCAAGGTGCAGGTCACGCTTGAACCATTCTCTAGTCCGACCCTAACCAAGTGGCGCCCCGGATTCGTATGCCAGCCAATGACCGGCTTGAGTTCTAATTTTCCGGTAGATCGATTGTATGACCAAACCGGCAAATCCATCCTGTTCTTGACAAACTTTCCGATGGCGATTGGCCCGATGGCGGTATCAATAAGTTGATCTGACGGAAAGCAGATGGCTCGGTTGCCGCGCTTACCAGTGACCGAGCCTGTAACCGAGCTCGCCAGCTTCCAGCCATGTTTCCGGTTGGAAACCATCGTCATGCCGTTCTGGCGGATCGCGACATGGGGATACATGGCCTGATAATCGGTCGACGACACCAGATCGCCAAACCGCTGATTGTCGCGCTCGGTATTGCTGGAACTATACGAGAACGTCACGTACCGGAGATGGGCGAGGTCCATCGCCCCCCATTCCCATGCTGGCCAGAATACGTTGGTCAGCAGCGACTTCATCGCTCCAGGGAATACATTGATGAGGAGATTGGTTATTTCCCCGTAGGTGACCGCCTCAAGGTGCTCACAGATGGCCTCCAGAACCCACCCATCAACGAACGGCGTGCCAGGCTCCAGCACATGCCAGAAATACCGCACGAAGCTCAGCAAGCCACCCTGCCACACCCCGTCCTCATCTCGGTAGCCTCTGGTCTGATGCTCAGCCTTGGCTATCCTGCGGCGCTTCTCGGCTAATGCTGCGTTGAAGCGCTCAAGATCGGCACGGGGAATAGGCTTGTTCATCTACCCGACGCATTAGCTGCACGTTTGCGCCGTGCCAGCGCCTGCCTGATTGCTGCGTTGACATGGCCGGGGCTGATGCTCAGCCGCTCGGCAATGGCCCAATTTGGCATGCCCTTCTCATGCAGCTCTAAGGCGCGATCACACTTGGGTACGGTGTTCGGCTTGGGAGGGCTCACTTCAGAGCCTCGTCAATCATGGCCTGCCAGAATGCCCGCGCGTGAGCAACCGAGTTGGTTTTATTGAATTCGCCATCGTCGTCTGGCTCAGCCTCAATCATTGCTGCTGTTGGTTCGCGCATAGCCTCGATCGCGGCGCGGGCAAGCGCCTTGGCATGATGCTGGCTGATCACGTAGTCCGACTTCGCCTCAATCGCCCTCGCGACCCGCTCCACCATCTCGCTCATGCGAACAACCCCCACGCAGCCACGGCCCAGAATGCAGCATGGATCACCACGGTAAGGGCTTGGTATCGGAGGAGGGTCATGCGCGCTCCTTCGCATATTTTGCACTCAAACGAGCAAACTCAGCTCGGTCATGGGCTTCCCTGCGGTCGCGATCAACAGCCGCTTGAGCAGCACGCACCTTGCGTTCTTTTTCCTTCTCCTCAGCGTCAACTTTATGCCAAATGGCTTCGATCTGGCTTTTTCTCATCAAGAGAATATCAATCGGAAACTTGAATGACCGCAGGGTGGTGTACGACCCCCCATAGTAATCCGATTCCGTGCATCTCCAAGAGATCACAGCTTGGTCGTCCTCAAAATACAGAGGCATGACCAATTCGTCATAGCCTTCCGAATAGTAGGGAGACCGGCTTGAGACCAAAGCCGCGCTGGACACCAAATCAATGTAGGCCACAATGATCTTCTCTGCTTCGTCGCGTGTCATTTCCCCTCCCTATTCGCTTCCGCCGCCTTGAGTAGCCATTCTTCGGCCCAAGCTCGGTCACCGTTGTAGTATTCGTCGATTGCCAGCATGACGGCATCCAATGCCTCGTTCAGAGCAACTTGGAACTCCGTTGTCTCAACTGGTTCGTGATTGCAGGCATGATTCCTCATTTGCGTTGTTCCTTCCGCTGCGCCAGATCACCGATGAAGGCTGTCACCAACAGGCACCCAGAATATCCGAAAAATAGGCCGCATATGAACACGGTTAAACCGCTCATTTTCGGGTCCTCTTGAGAACCATGGCTAATCGGAGCGGAAACAAAACCGAAATCAGATAGACTTGAAGATATCCGACTATGTTGCCATGAACAGCCATTTCAATGCCTAGAGCGAAGGCCAGAAAATACAGCGTCAGCATAATCGCGTCATGGGCTCTCATTTACATCCGCTCCACAGCCTTGCGCATCCACATGGCAGCTTCCTCAATCTTGGTAACAGCCAGCGACCATTCGCGGCTGGAACCCAATGATTTGATGATCTCAGTCATTTGGGCCTCCAACTCATCGATTCGCAGGTTCATTTCGGTGCGGTCTGCTGGAGTTATTCCGTTCACGTCTTGCTCTCCTTCTGCCGGCGGTACCACTGGGCCTTGGATATGCCATCAGCTTCCCATGGCTTATCCCGGACCTCGCCTTTCTTCGGGCGACCACGTTTTAGGCTCAACTTCCCGCCCTTTATGGCTTCAGCCATCTGATCAATAAGACCCGGAGGATGAGCCATACTTGTGAGTGATACTCCATCCGGGTCTTCTGGCGGACCGGCCTTGATACCGACTGGCTCTAACGGGATTTTCACCCGCGCCCTGAGCCCCTGGGTAGGACCCCGCTCTGTCTGAGCTATAGAGCCGACCTCAGGCTCGGAACGACGCAATCCCACTCGCGCCGCAGCTTTGCCATCTTGGCCCTCGCGTCCTTCCGCGATGCCGCCAGAATTCTTGCGCCTGCGGGCATAGGCCGCCTCGCGCATCTCACGTGATTGCTGCTCTCGTGGACCTCCCTTCATTCTGAAATAGTCTCACTAAATAGTCTCACGCGCAAGCAAATAGTCTCATTCAGGCTCGCCATCATCCTCAGGCTTCGCAGGCTGATACGTCAGCAGATGCCGCGGCAACTCAATCTCAAGCTTCTCAGCCTGTTCAAGCAACGCCTGGCTCAACTCAGCATCGCTCATCCGGGCAAATTCTCCAGGTTCTCCAACCTCATGGCGCTCTATGAACATGTTCAATTCCCGTCCCAAAAGCTCCAGAGCCCGATTCGCAGCCGGCGGATTGCGCTCAAATGTCTCAATAACCCCACCGCCCTCAAGAGAAACCTTCACAGGGACCTTCCCGAGGCACGTGAGCGCGTTCTCCATCAGATGCGTGATCACCCACGTCTTGGTCAGTTGCGCGCTCTGGATGGCCTCTGCGGTCGATTGAGCGTGTATCTGCTCTCGCTCGGCCAGAAGTTCCCGAACTCGTTGAACAATTTCGATTTTCTTTAATAACTTGCCACCGGCTGCAGGGGATGGTCGGTATCCTGCGATGGTATAGGCGTCTAAAGCAGACCTACCTTTGGCTACTTCTTGGGCAAAGATCTCGTAACTGGCCTTTTTGAGGGTGGGCATTCATTTCCCAGCGAATGCGTCTAGCACTTCCTTGAGCCGATCTCGGTAGGCTGCTGTCATGGCTCGGCCTAGCTCGTCATCGCCTAGCATATCAGGATCACCGGTTTGGCCATAGAAATCAGTTACAGCAACGCGAATAGCCATGGCTTGGGCGTATGTAACTGGCTGGCCGTAAATAGAAATCTCTGGTTCTCTCGGTTTAGTCACCTTGCTGCCTCTGACCTCTGCGGATGTTCTTGGGATGGCCAGCGCGGCGAAGCCTCTCAATCGTCTGGATTAAATGGGCACCTTCCATGGGAGCTCCGAAACTGCCATGGCCGAAAAATTGATCTGCGGATATGACGTGGGTGGCGACCTTGGCACGTCCAGCCTTGTCGCGCCAGCAAAGCTGAATCTTCACGCTTTCCGGCCACTCCATTGATGGATCATGCATTTTGGCTCGGCTAGTGTCTGAAATTGGAGCGTCAACCGGCATTTATTTCTGTCCTGTTTGCAAGACGATGGCACCTAGCCAAGGATACGCCTTTCACGCGTTCTCGGAAGATCTCATCGGCTTGATACCTTCGTTTGCTGGCCTCGCTACGGCATCGCCTGCAGATATTGTATACCTTTCCGTTCTTGTGGGTGAAATAATAAACTAGCTTCTCATTGAGCCGATGGCCGTTGCGGCATTTTTCCTTCATGAAAACTTCCAAATCAATAGGGCAATAATAATCCAAAGCGCTGACGATATCAGAATTGCCCTCAGCCACGGATTCATTTGGTTTCCTTCGGCAGTCTCTGTTCCGGCGGCAGATGTCGATTTTCTTGCCAGATTCGTAGGAGGTAATCAGCTAGTTGCTGGCTACTCATTTGCAGATCCTCAGAACTTGATTTCTTCGTCGTCGCCGACAATGGACTGTGAGCCTACCAAATCGTGTGCGCAGATCATCGTATCAGATCCAGTATCAGGATATTCCGCAGTGTGAATTTTTTCCGGCTCAACGTAGGGCACCAGCTCATTAGCCTCCAGCGTCCACATGCTGCCTTCGTTCTCGCCACTGATTTCCTTGATCCAGATCCAAGGGCTATCAATGGCCATGACCAGGCCGATGCCATCAAATTCACGGCTGCGGACCTTCTCACCCTTCTTCCAGCTCCGCTGATGCAATTCATGCACATTGGCGAGCGGAATCATGATCTTCTTCCGCTCGGCGCCGATCAGCTCCAAATGAATATCCTCGTCATCGGTTTCAACATCGAAGCTGACCTTGGCGCGGATCAGCAGTTCATCGCCCTTGCGGGGAAGGTAGCCTTCAGGAAGTGGCATCGGTGGTCCTTTCAGGTGAATTATTCTGCTGCTACGGGGTGATTTCGAGTTTCCGAACGCGGTGCAAAATACCAGTCATTCGGAAGACGATGATTGATTGAGTTCCCCACCAGATTGTATTGGTGTTTGGAAACCGAGATTTTCACAGGAGGTTTACCGTATTTAGCCATTTGGAGTGAACTCCTCGAAAATATATAGGCTAAGCTCCTGCTGGACGAAGACGGCGCAGAAACCAATGTACCGTAGAATTCCAGTGTCCTCAGGAATCTTTCCGCCGCATTTGAAAGCGCGAAAATTGCGAACCTCATCAGGAACTTCCGTATTAACCATGGCCCATAGCCAAAACATGCTGCCCTGATCCTGTACGCGTAGAATCTCAGCACCGACCGGAAGTGTCATGGTAAACTGCTCAAGAACTGGCATCTGATATTTGAAAATCACCCGACCAGTCGTATCGGACATCTTCTTCCCACGAAGACTTTCGTCCCATTGATCAATCTGATTGGTCATTTTAGTCCTTTCAGGTGATGGCGAGCCTGTCTAGCTCGCCTTGGGAGGGGATCAGAACCACCGAATCGATGGGTAGAGATATCCGAGGCGCTTCCACGCTCGGGGATACCAGATCACGGCGGTGAGGTAATTCTTTCCGTTCGATCCAGTCGCTACACGCACATGGATGCCGAAATGATGGCCTTTTCCGATGGTGAAGATTTTCTTGTCAATCATGGATTAATCCTGCGGATATCGCGATGCAACATAATGGCGGGCTTGTTCGGTCATGCGGCCATAGCGCAGCATCATGCGGGCCAAGGTCTTATCGGAATGAGCATCCTTGGCGTTGAGAAGGGCAAGACGGACCTCATTCAAGGTCTTGAGAGGAAGGGCCGCCTTATCAGCGTCGGCGCGCAATAAATCTCCCATGGTGCGGTACATTTTTCAGATCCTTTCCACATGCACGCTGATCACGACGGGAACGGGCAGATTGGTCTCACGCGACAGAAGCACTCTACCGATCTTGCGGCGCTCGCCAACGGCATGCATATCGGCTGAGGCTTCGCTGCGGGTTTCAAATTCACGCACGCTGCCATCTGCGAACCTTGTCACGCACTTATGCGTTTTCGAGGCTGCAAGAGCGGCTGCAATGAGGGGATGGGTCATTCTGATCTCCCGTTGGCTTAATCACCATAAACCATATGTTTTGGGATAAGTCAACTAGTGGTTTACGATTATTTCGGGTGAAATGTTCTGGCAATATGGCGTGACAGCGTTTCAGGTATTTTTGCAATCATCGCGCTGGCCATCTTGCGGGCTGGGGATTTTGACGAGGTCATGCGGCTGATCTTGCCGTCGCCAGCGAACCATTCACGGCCACTGCCGCGCTGCTTGATGCCTTCAACCATTTGACCGTAATCGCCAAACCACGATCCACCATCGGATTTCATTCCCTCAACCGAGGCCGACTGAAAGCTTCCGCCACTCCCATTGAAGCGAAATCCTGGAACCTTCATGCCTTCGCGCAATCGCCGATCAGCCTCGCCATTGAATGCCAGCGGCTTGTAGTCGGGATTGCCGTGATCTGACCAACTAAATCCACCGACTTTTGCATGCGACGTAATCGGCATGAGTGCTGGCACATCGCCCCATAACGCAAAGCTACCAAACATCCACCGAGCTCTCCCAACCCAAGGCTGGGCTCCTCTGACGTTTTCAACAACCATCGGAATGTGGTGACCGGCAGATTCCGAAGCCTCGCGCTGAATGCGGAAACAGGCGTTGAATAGCGCCAGTTCCTTCTCAAGCCGAACAGAATCGGCACGAACTTGTTTTGCGAGTGCTTTTGCTTTTGACCAGGGCATCGCGGTATATGAGAAAAATTGGCACGGGGGCGACATGACTAGGCAATTAGCCGTTTTGAATTGAGATCCGTGGAGGGTAAGCGCGTCTTGGATAACAAGCTGTCCCGGATAACTATGCGGCCCATAAACATGCCGCTCAATGTCAAACCCGATTATCTCCCATCCTTCGGCCAAAAATCCCTCGGCCCAGCCTCCAACCCCGCAAAAAACGTCAATGCACAACGGTTTTTGCTTCATCTTACCAAATCCTCATAGGATTGAGATTCCTGCTCAGAACCGAACGCAGCGCGGCGGCGAATACCATCCTCGGTGATCTTGGCCGCACGATCGCGGGCCTCCTGTGCCTCGCGGCTAGTTTTGGTCATGTCGGCCTGGCGCCCAGCATCCGCGACGGCACCGAGCTCCATTGACCGCAGCCGCATTGCCGCAGCGACGCGGGCTTGCTCGTCAGGAGATATCATTGGCGTTGTGGCGATCTGCTTCACCGCCAATATCCGGCCGACCTGGTAATGCTCCTCGCGCATGTCTGCGGCGCATTTCTTGACCTGATCAAGCAATCGGAAGGCACTCGGGGCATGGTCAATCGTGAATGGAACTCGCTCGCCATCGGCATTCAGATCGTAAACCCTGCGATTTTTGAAATCATCACAGGCTTGGAGGATGGCGAATAGCGGCTGTTTAATCAGATGGGCCGTGTAGCCGGCGGCGATCGCCTGTGGATTATCGGATTTGATGTTGAGATATCCCCCGAGCAAAGCCGAGATCGCCTTGAATGCCCGATCACGCTCAGCCGACGCCATCGAAATCGGCCGCAGCATCGTGTTCAGGTCCAGTTGCCGGGCACGCATCCTCTGGCGCAATTGGGGAGGCGGTAGAGCGGGCAATGTGTCTCGGGTGCCATCCTTGCCCAGCGTGCCGTAAAGCCTCTGTACGGTCGTTTGTAGGCCGTGGAGGGTCACCGTATCAGTGGATACTTCCTTGCCCTCGGTTATCGTCAGATCATTTGCCATCAGTCTGGTATCTTCTTTTTGGTCCAATTCCGCATTGCTCTGGCGCATTGGCGAGCATTCAGGACTTTGGCACCATTCGTTCCAGCGCTCTCGGCTAGATCCGCTCACAACTTAACCAGATGAGCCGAGAAAGCATCTTAGCCTCGTAAAATGAAAAATGGCTCAGATTCATCCATTTTATCAAGCATGGCCCTATTTCCAAAACGATCAGGTTTCATATCAATCACCATGCCCAGCCGCGATTTCGAAGAAACTCAGCTTCTTTTTCGGTCCATGTGGCTGCGGCCCGTCGTTCCAGCCCTCATCATTCAGCCATGTCGCTGGATTCTTTACGAATCCACCCATTACCTTGGGTGATCTACTATACTGTTCGAGACCGTCCATCAAATCTATCCACCTTATGCGGCCAGCCTTGGCGATCTTTTCCAAAACCTTCATCGCTCGCGGTTTAGCTGTTTTGTTCGGATATTTGTGCCAGAATTGTGCCAGATAATCCGGGGGCCAGTCTGCAGGAATAAGGCTCGGCAGAAGATCGCTTGGAGTTACCGCATCAATTGCATCCTGCAGGATCTCTATCACTGCCGTCTCGGTGATCAGGTCCAAGCCTAAGTCGGTGATTCGCGCCAGCGTTTGGGAGGTCAGCATGGCGATTACCCCCGAATTCTGAGAACAAAATCCTTAAATGATTCCTGAGGTTCGGCCCTGTCTCGGATATATTCCTGTTCGCCGTATTTGATGCCGTCTGCCTCAAATTTCGGGGCGCAATCCGGGCAAACCCCTTTGGACAGAAATAAAAATCCACCGCAATCTTTCCTATTTGTGAAGTCCTTGCTGCAGAGATCGCAAACAACCGAATCACCGATATCGATCACAATTACCTGCATTTTCCGTTCTCCGTGGTTTTCAGATTTTGTCTTTCAACGATGCTGGATCTATCACGCGAACTCCACTTGCTGCGCCGTGCGATATCTTCCGAGCCTCGTGCGCGTCTCGTTTCTCGTTGATCTTACTCAGTCGCCGAACTTCCGCTTTCTGATTCGCCGTTTTCTTCAGAATAGCTTTGATGCCATTCTTTTCTTTCCATTCCAGCAGTGCTTGTTTAGCCGCTTGCCGGATCTGGTAAGCCGTTCCGTTTTCCTTCAATCTTCCCATTGCTAAGCCTCTTACTTGCCTATCAAAAATCGGTCATTTGCCTCTTGGCAAATGATCCCGAGCAGAGGAACACCACCTACAGACAGAATTCCGGCGTCGGAACCTGATCGGGGAGTATCGTTTCGGGGTCGCTCTGTCGAAACACTCCGTGCTCCATGCGGCGGCGGATCGAACGCCCCAGATCAGGCTAAGGCGCCGTTCGTGCTGGTCAGCGTACTGCCAGTGTCCAATAGTTAAGTGATTTGGCTAGGTTATCCCGCAACAACCCTGACTAGGCTCGCAGGACCTACCCCGACAGACGGGATGGCCTATGGAACCGATGCTGCTTTGCGGGGTTTAGACGGGGGTTGACGAAAGGCGAGATATTGCCTAAATCAATCCACATCCGACCGCCGCCAAGCATATCGGATATTCTTAAGTCCGGCTCCAGGGAAACCCCCTCGGAGCCGTCGACTTTTGTACGCCTGACTCTTGAACGGAGTCAATGGCTACCGGTAGACAAGTTCATTCCGCCTCCCACGAAATGCGGTGTATGCGCGAAGCACCCGTATGTGATTTGTCCCAAACGAACCAAGCGAAAGCCATGCCGCTATTCGAATGGTTGCCAGTCCAGCCCCTTCGATGCATCTGGGGCAAGCGCTTTCGGAAAACATAAACGTCGGCGAGCCATCCGGTATCCAAGATTGGTGATCGGCGCTCACTTTCGAGAAATGCAAGGCGCAGCAATAATGCTACTCTGGGGCAGAGATCGAGTGCCTTGGTGGCAAACTCCGTGGCATTCTTGAACGGCGGATTCGTCAGGATCATTTGCACCCCGATCGGTAGTTGAGTTTCCATTAGGAAATCCCATCCCGATTGGTCCTGATCTGGTGAACTATAATCCACTAAATCGGTTGCATAGACCTGCCGCCCCGACGCCCTGAGAAGCCTCACAATGGCTCCTGGTCCGCAAGCTGGCTCCCAGATTACCTCGGGTAGGTTTTCCACGCCCATGAGCGCCCTAAGAGCTTCTGGAGGCGTTTCATAGCAATCGTCTGCACGCTCATTCACCGGATGAGCAGCATTCCCCATTCCTGAAACTAAACCAGCCATCAGATTCCCCACCGCCAAACCGTTATCTCAAGCCGCGGGTGCGCGCTGAGATTTTGCCAAGCATTTTGTTCAATTTAATAGGAAACATTATTCGCCATTTTTCGGTGTGCAATCAGGTGCCGATCGCCGTACCGAGCCATGAGGATCGCCTCAGCGCGTCCATCATCTTTCTTGCGCCGGAGCCAATGCGCGGCCTCTGGATGAAGCTCTAATGCCTTCTGCCGGCTCTGCTCCTTGTCGGCGCCCTTGAGATCATAAAACCGCTTCCAGACCTGAGGATGGATAAGCGATATCGGCACACCACAGCAAGCGATCGTGGCTCGGATCTGCCCGACGACCAGGCCGAATCGAAACGTTGTCGCAGCTCCCATCGTCCGGCGTTTTCCGTGCTTATCCGGTATCGATGGCATTGGCTGCACGTTCTCCACAAACGCATGAACTGGCTGCATTTTCCGCACCCATGCGACAAATCGTAGCACGTCAATCTCGCGGCGCGCGCCGTCGTCAATTGCTGGCAAATCAATCACGTCGGCGATGAATTCAGGACCTTCAGCATCGGCGCGATAGAAGGCGCATGCGGCCCCAGAAATGCCGGGGTCTGCTGCTATGATTACGGTCACAGGGACCTAATCATAGATGCATTTTCCCTCGCGGAAATCCTTGGCCCATTGGATTTCCGACTTGATGTAGCTATCGCGCTGTTGTCGAAGCATCAGCTCCTGTTTATCCGGTGGCAATGCATCAAATCTCGCCCTTGCCTCACGTGCTAATTCCATTAGTGATTTGGTGGGTTCCATCTATCTTTTCCCGATTTATTAAGTAAAGTGTTGTACAGATCGCTGGATATAGGGCGTTAGATAACCAGCCCCGCCTAGGTAACTAGGACCATCCGAACGGATGGACAGCCCTCACGGGCAAAGAGGTTCGCCCCGAGACACTCAGGTGTCGCACAGGCCCGAAAGGGCCTGTTTCTATTGGACGGCGCGAGGCCATTCACATTCCGATAGTGTGGATCACTTCAACGCATCGGCCGCAGAAAAGCATGGCATCCGATTGGCAATAAACGCCTTTCCGACCACAGGAATTAACCAACGCCGTGACGCGCCGCCATTCATCCGCCATCACAACAACCCACATATTGGTCTGAACAACCATGATCAATGTTTCGTGCTAGCAGCCTTCGCCGCTTCCTGCATCTCCTTGAACTGCTTCCGAGATAGCGGTGTGCCGGAGGATGGCGTCGGAGTTGACGTATTCAGACCTTCGGCGATCGAAGCAACGGCTTCCTTGTCAAATCCAGCCTTTTCCTTGTCAAAATCGCCAAACGCCTTGGCATCGCGTGCCTTGAGCGCGTCCATCTCGGCCTTGTGTTCTTCCTGCGCCTTCAGATCGGCTTCGACCTCAGGATGCAGGGTGCCCATGCCTTCCTTGATCCGGCGCTCGGAAACGGAATGGAAACCATCGAGATACCGGCGGTAGGCTTCGGTTGACGGATCATAAGAAGGTCGCGCCGGAATGTTCTGCATCACGTCCGATTCGCCTTCCTCAAATGCGCGGTCGGAAAGCGAGGTACGGTCAGGCATCAGGAACATATCGAGTTGGTTGCCTAGCGAGGAGCCGCACATCTTGGCGACCTTCAGCTTGCGGGCGATTGCCGCGCGTTCCTTGGCCTCTTTCTCGGCCGTTTCCAGAGCGAAAGCGGTATCAAAGTCAGCCTTCGTGAAGCCGCCCTGCGCTTTTGCCGATTTGTATTTATTACGCAGGTTTGAATTGGCCGTGGCTAGTGCTTCCCGCAGCATTTTCACCTCTGGCTTGAACTGGAGAAAAAGCGCTTTCTCCTCTTGATCGTATTCAGGATTGACGCCACGAGGCGCCGCAGTGGCCTTGGGAGCATCCGTGGTCGGTTTTCCGACTGCGGCCCTCGCCTCAGCCCGATCGGCCGCCGCTGGCGCCCCAGCCTTCGCAGCCTCACGCGCGGCCTTGGCATCGGCTTTCTGTTGTTCCGTCATTTTCGGTCTGGCCATCATGGCTCCTCAGGTTTGATTTTTGGGGCAGAATGGATTCTGGCAGTCTTCGCATGGGTCGGGAAGCAATTCTTCGGCCGGAATACCGGTTTTGAGAGCAATCATCAAAACCCGATTTGGCGGTATCGCGTCCCACTTGGTTAAGGCTTGGCGACTGACTTCCGCCATGGCCGCTACATCGGCTTTTGAGTGATTTTTCAATAGCTTATGGTAAGCCAATTGATTTTTTGAGAGCTTTGTCATGTTGACTGAATGGCACAAATCGATTTATCTGTCAATATGTGGTTGACAAGGCGCAATCGCAGGTTTACAGAAGGGTCATCGGCAAAGAGCGAAACAGATGAACAACGAACAAACCAAACGCCAAGGCATCAAATGGGTCAAGATTACTCATAAAGCCCGCAACGTCTATGTATGTGCATTTGGTTTTCGAGGCGAAATCAAGGCTTTCAAAATCCATCAGGGTTCTAAGAACTGGATGGAAGTAGCCGTTAAAAATTGGTTAGACGATCAGTAACCAAAGTGGCTCACCACAGCAGGAGATTATCGGATGACCGATCGGATCAAATTGGGAGGCAACGACAACCGCGGCAAGCCTCGCCAAGACTTTGCCGATGAAATTGCTGGTCTTAATGAAACCGATTTCATCAAGAAAGCCGAGCATTATATTTGGCTGTCGGCCTACGCTAACAACAATCCTCGCTCCGATTATCATTGGATGGCCGATGCCTGCTATGACGAAGCAGCGCGTCGCGAAAAGCCAGAGCTTTACAAGCAGGCCTACGATGCGGCTGTCAAATCAGCCTCATAACCCAATCCACCACAGCAGGAGATCAGAATGGACCATGGAAGCAGACACGAAGGCGAGGATATGACTGCCTTCACCATGCGCAAGATCCGCAATGAAATCATCGAATCTTGTGCGATCCGAGCTGAAGCTACAGCGCTAAATTTTGTGAATGGAGAAGCGCAGACCAAATATGGAAAGGCCTACCAATCGGGCTGTCATAATGCTGCAAACCATATCCGAGCAATGAAGGATTTATAGCCATGGCCGCCACCCAGCCAGATCCCTACGCCCACGACCTCAACGAACTCATCAAGGATTTCTGGGATGGCCGAATTTCAGAGGCTCGGTTCTCAGACTGCGCAATTGAAGCAGGGATGTCGCGCGTGGAACTCAATTTGATCCTGCAGGAAATTCGGAACGATGATGGGGTGCTGACATGAGTGAACGAACGCCGGGACCTTGGAAGATCTACGATGATTCGAACGACTTTCATGTCATGATCATGGGGAAATGGCCTTCGTCTGGCGGTGCTCACGTTGCAGACGTTCTGCGTCGCGAGAATGCCGCCGCGATCGTCCTATGGGAAAACCACTTCGATGAGTTAGTTAATGCTCTGGAGCAGATCGCCAATCAACAATACACGGGGGGCGGCGAGATATTGGCCATGACGAAGATAGCCAGAGATGCCCTGGCAAAGGTGAAATCATGAGCGAGCGCGAAGAAATCATGGATCTGATCCGCAACGAATACGATCCCAAGCCAAAGCTTGATGCCGCTGACTTTCCCGGCTTCGAATGGGACGACGGCGCTGGGCGCATCGCGGATGCGATATTGGCTGACAAGGCTTTATTGCTACGAAAGCATTATGACGAGCGGGATGTGCTGGTGAAAGCGCTAGAAGAAATCGCTCTAGGTCGCGGTACTTTTGCCCAAGACCGCTTTGAGCACGCCTGCAACACGATCGAAGACATGAAAGAACTCGCTCGCGCAGCCCTCGCGCAGGTGAAGCTATGACCGTGCGCACGCTCCTCACAATCGAGACCGCTGCTGACATCGCACGCAGGGTGGTGGAGTATCTCGCATATGCTATTTTCTTCGCGGCGATCGGCATCGGGTGGATAATCACATGAGCGAATCGGAAGACGAACGGTTGCAAGCATTCCTGATCCTCGTCAAGACGGCACGTTGGCGAGCGCCACCAAGATGCTGGAATGAAGAATTTAGGCGTGCGCTGAATGATCGTCTGGTATCCGTAGGGTTTGGTGGCATTTTATACCTAACTCTTGGCGGCGAATATTTTGCTGAGCACGGGAATATTCCAGCATGACGCGCGAGATCGGCCCCAGAGAACGCCATCTCAGAGAGCAGCGCGAGGCCCGCATTGCCGAGCTAGAATCCGCCAGCGCCGATGTACGCCGGAAAGAGCGCGCTGCGGTTAAGGCTGCAGGGGTTGGCAAAGAGTTAGTTGAGCGGATCCAGAAAGCGGCCCTCAAAAGGGGAAAGCCGCGCAAACGGAAGGTGAAGAAATGAGTGGATTCCACTATTCCGGCAAGGATCTGGCGCACGAACGTCGTATGACAATCCAGCAATGCGCCAAAATCGCAGAAGATGAAATGACTTCTGCAGATGGCGAGGGAGAGATTTATATCGCTCGAAAAATTGCCAACAAAATTCTCAGCCTTCTTTCAGTATCGAGTTTGGAGCCGAATAAATGAAGACCATGGAAGAACTCATATTGGACCGGCTCATTGATGAAGCGACGCGGCCATTCAAACTGGCGCTGGAGCAAGCGACCAAGGATCTGGCAATGGCCAAGCAGAGTTTGCAGTATCGCGACTCGGCACTCGCTCGCGAAACAGAATGGCGCCAGAAGCTACAGAAGGAAGCGATAGAAGCGGAAGGGCCGCTCTCCGATCTATACAAGGCGGCTGGCAAGGTGAGATTGGCAACTCACGGGAAGATATCCGACCAATTGCGCGAGGCGATCTCGCAAATGGGATCAGCAATGGCCGTTGCCGAGAAATATATCGATCAGATCCCATTCTAGAGGAGCCGAGATGACCGAGCTTCGCCAAAGGCAGCCGCGCGTGAAGCGGGAGAGACCGCCAATGCCACCGCTTGCTGTCAGGGTGTTGGTGGCAGAGCGGCAGATTGATTCAATCAATCGTGGATTCTATGAATTTTGCAGTGTTGACGAATGGCCATTGAAGCATCGCCTGAAATGGCTCCTCAGCCGCATATTCGAGGATGGCGAGAACGTTGTGCCTCATGCTCTCGATCATGACCCGGCTTTGGTCTTGAGACCTTACAACCCGCGCATCAAGGATGTTGCCGCCCGCTATACGCCACATGCCCATGATCCGGCGCATCTCGTCTATCGGTCAAAGCCAGATCACCAGCAAAAGACCACCGGTCGCAAGCCAGGCGCAGAACGAACGATCACGACCAAGGGCAGCGATATTTGGGTCAAGACGAAGTTCGCCCGTTTGTCCCGCAAGCCGAAGCGCAAGGCCAAGATCGCCAGTCGCGGCTTTTCAAAGCAGAAGCGATCATTTGGAGGAAAGCGGAAATGACCGAGATCAGTTGGTGTATCAACGCTTGCGAAAAGCGGCTGCTTGTTGCTCGAATTGACGAACTCGTGGCCGCAATCAAGGTAATCCTTGCCAAAAACGACGAGTTCCGCGCCGGAATGCCTGATGGCTGGGAAGGTGATCCGCTCCAAGACGCCTGCGAAGCGGCTCGTATTCTGATCACTTCATCAATTAATTCGTAAACCACCAGTTGACTTGATCCCTGATCCGTGGTTGATAGGTCTCACGGAGCCATTGGGGCTCATACTAGGGGAGAACGAAATGACCGTGCAAACTCACGAACTGAAAGAGGCCGCTGACCACCTTCATAAAGCCGCCGAGCTTCTTTACTCCGACATCAGTTATACCACCATTGAACTTTTAGCGGCATTTAACCGTGGAATCGCCACCATTACCGAACCTGTTTCAAAGCGCAAATTGCCGCTGCGCCCAGATTACCTTGATGAACCGCCTCAGTCGGTTGATGACGGCGGATGCGATCCTCTTTACGGTTTGCGGATGGACAGCGCCGATCTTGGCGAGTGCTAACGGCGGGTTCGGCTGAGACCAACCGGGGAACTAACGAAATGCCGAAATATCAGATCAAGCGCGGGGAAGACGGCAAGCATTACGCCGTCTTCCAGGACAACCTCGATGCCGAGGATGCATCGGCTCATTTTGATGGCTGCCGCATTACCTGCTTCGATGGCTACGACAACGCCTATGAACTCACCTCGGATTGGTGGCACCGCAGCGGGCGCACCAAGGCCGGCAACAGCATCGGATAAAACCATGGTTACCATCGGCGGCAAGCACCGCAAGCCCAAGCTTCCATCACAGCCTCAGGTCGTCATTCAGTTGGCGCCGGATTCCAATCAGTACGCCAAGCTCGGAATCGATGAGGAGCAGCGCGCAACCATCGCGTGGATTGGCGACCCGAACGCAGCGACCAAATTCAACTCGCGCTACGAGGCTAAGTCTCGTACCCGCGATATGGCTGACATCCCCGATTCGCGCGTGTTCCGAGAATTGGAAACCGCCTGATCTCCCCCAGACTGGGGCTAAGTCGCCCCACTTTTTTCAACGAGGATGACAATGGCAACTCTGCAACAATCCTTCGCCGCATATCGCAAAAACATAATGAGTGATGAAGAATTGGCGATCTGCCTCAAGGCAATCGAGGACCTGAACGCTACGCTCGACGCTCTTGATGAGCGCGGATATCACCGGAACGGATATCTGATCTTGGAGCATTCCCTCAGGTCAATGACCGATAGTCGTGCTCGTGACCGACTCGACCAAAACCGAGCGAGGAGCGCATCATGACCGCCACGACGCATCCCGCAATCACTGTCGCCCAAGCGCTCTACGATGAGCCGCGCGATATCGTCAGGCACGAGCAGCAATTCCTCGCCGCAGTGCATCGCATCCGAGGCGACTGCATTCGAACGAAAGCCGCGTCCATTGCATTGAGCGGCCTCGGGTCCAAGACCTATCTCGCCACGGCTTACCGTGCCGATCAGACGGAAGCCGATGGCCTCACGAAGGCGCTGGCGGTTTACCGGGAAGCGCTGGAGGAGGCGTAAATGCCGAAGCGCAAGAAACGGCGTGCAGCAAAATTGACCGGATGCCCTAAGTGCGGTTGCACCAATACCAAAAAGGTGTCTGGCTTTACGATGTGCTCCAAATGCGATCACAGGTTCGGAGAAGGCGGTTTGGGTAGACAAACCGAGAAACGCAATCGGTATGACGGCGAATGGAACAACGTATCAGACCATCGATATGGCGTCACGCGATTACCGGGTGCCGACGACCAGAATTATGCTCCGAACTTAAACCCGCGCAATAGAACGGAATTGAAATGACCAAAGCCGCCGAAAAGACCTCTGAGCCGAGCTACGATTTCTGGAAGCGATCTCTGGCTGGCGAAAAGCCGAAGATGTTCGTTGATGACGCGCAGCTTGGATTTTATCGCAAGCCGATCAAAGAGCGCAACGACAAGGGAAATAATAAGCGCGTCGGTTGGTCTGCAGTCGCCATTTACATGCAAGACGGCGTGATGACCGCGCGTGTCACCAGCAAAATGCATATTACGTCAGGTAACACGATCTATGATGCGGCTGGCGATGAATTGAACGAATTGTGGAGCTATGTTGCTGGCCATCCGATCAGCGAAAGCGAATATCGACAGGTTGCCGAAGAAGGCATGAATTGGAGCGATGCTACGGATGAGGTTGCAGTGATCCCCGCCGCAAATCGCGATGTCGCCAAGTCCGACAATGCGCCTAGCGAGGAGGTTGCGCCCGTCCAAGCCCATACCGATGCAATCACCAATGCTATTAATTCATCGAAGGCAACGATTAAGACCGTGGCCAGCAATGAGGATGCTGCGGTAGCTCTCGGAACTAAGAACCGCATTGCCGAGCTACGGCTTGCTTGTGACAAAGCTGGCCGCGCTGAGTATGAGCCAATGCATGCCAATTATGTCAAGGTGCGCGACCCATGGCAGAAGCCAGTCAAAAGCGCTGATGCCGAAGAAAAACGGCTCAACGGGGAAATCCTGCGATGGCGCGAATCTGAGCGCCAGCGCATCGCCAAGGAGCAGGCAGAAGCCGAACGCAAGCAGCGCGAGATTGACGAGGCCAATGCTCGTGCGGCCGATCGGGCTATTGCACGGGGAGAACCAGAGCCAATGCCTGAGGTTGAGGAAGTGGCGATGCCGATAGCTATTGCACCGATCATTCCGACTTATGGCACGCGTACCGTCAAGGAACAGGTCAAGAAATTTGCCATCATCCACGATCCGGTTGCGGCCTTCGCCTATTTCAAGACCGATTATGACTTGCTGGAGCGGCTGGATAAGCTATGCACCGATGCCGTTCGAGCCGGTACGAATGTGCCAGGTGTCTCCTACCGAGAGGGTTTGCTATGAACGCTATCGTCAAATCTGATAGCCCACATGAGATCATGGAATCAGTCTTGATCAAGGGCGATCTTTCCAAACTCACCGCAGAGGAGCGCAATTCATACTATACGGCGGTATGCAAGAGCGTCGGATTGAACCCGCTTACAAAACCGTTGGAATACATCACGCTGAATGGCAAACTTCGCCTCTACGCGCTCAAGGATTGCACGGACCAACTCCGCTCAATCCACAATATCTCGGTTACCGATCTTTCTGAGAGCGAACGTGAAGGCGTCTTTGTGGTCAAGGCCAAGGTTGCCAATGCGAACGGACGGACGGACGTTTCAACTGGTGCCGCCAATATCGCCGGTCTCAAGGGCGAAGCTCTGGCCAATGCCCTCATGAAAGCAGAGACCAAAGCCAAGCGTCGGGCCACCCTGTCTATTTGCGGACTTGGTCTATTGGATGATACCGAGGTTGACGACATCCCAGCGGCTCAGAAAGCACCCGCTGAACGCTCCCGCGTGCCAAGCCCGTCTGATGCACCAGCCCTTGAGAAGGCCGCTCCTGAGCCTCCGCAAGGCCCGCAATTGGTCAAGGGCGGAAAGGACGCCGCAAGCTGGGCCAAGCTGTACATTGAGGCGCTGTTGACCTCGGATAGCCCCGAGACGGTGATGCAGTGGGTGGATGCGAACCAAAATCCGCTCAGCCGGATATCCAAGGATGAGGCCAAGAAAATCACGGTGATAACCGAGAAGCATCTGGCATTTCTCCGCAAGACCGCGCCGAAGGAAGATCCGATCAGCAGCGGCGTTCCGAAGTCGAATGCCATGCCTAACGTTGGTTCCAATCAATGGATGACTTGGGCGCTCGGCAAGATCGCCGAGACCGATGCTGGCGATGAAATGGATGCACTGTTCGAATCATTCGATGCATGGTGGGATGATCTTCTACCCAGCGATAAGGAAAGCCTGCTTGGGGCCAGGAAAACGCGAGAGGCAACGCAAGAACCATGAAGGTAGAACCGGTCGCATTCATCTATGATGGCCGGTCAATGGTGCCACTTGATCGGTACCGAGAGCTCGCCAACAGACAATTCCGCGCCGGCACCGTTTATGCGTTGATCCCGCATCGTGACCGATCGTCTGTCAGTCACCGCCACATGTTCGCTTCGATAAAAAAGGGTTTCGACAATATTCCTGAGGCGTTGGCCAATCGCTGGAAAAGTCCAGATCATCTCAGGAAGTGGTGCTTAATTCAGGAAGGATATGCAGACGAACTGACCCACATATGCGCCAACGTGAATGAAGCAAAAAGCACCGCTGCGTTGATCCAGACGATAGATGAATATGCCGTGATCAAAAGGACTGGAAACATTCTGACCATTTGGACGGCCCAATCTCAGGACGAAAACCACATGGGCCACGATGAGTTTCAGGAATCCAAAACAAAAATATTGGAGCGCATCGCCTCCATGTGCGGAATTTCACTGGAAGAACTCACCAAGAACGCGAAGGAAACGACATGAGCGATACCGATGACGATATCGATTATGATCCTGCCCTTGATGAAGAAGACTGCTGGAATTGCGGCGGCGAAGGCCGCGTGAACAATTGCATTGATGGCTGCTGCGTTGATCAGGACGACATCTATTGCCCATATTGCTCGAAGCGATGCGATATCTGCAACCCGCCGAAGAAAGATACTCCCAAATGAGCGCGGTCCACTCCAAGGAAACCATTGCCTCAATCGCCAGATTTGCGGAAAATGGCCTGTCGGCATCGCAAATCGTTGCGGAATTAGGTAATATCTTCAATCGCAACCAAATAATCGGGCTCGCGTTCAGAAATAAAATTCCGCTTCATGGCGTCGCAAAACCGAGAGAGCCGAGGAAACCCGTGGCAAAACCTCCATACATGCAATGCGAGCCGGTTGCGGAGGATGCCGTTGAATCGCCCCGAACCGATTTGATCATGTTTGAGCAGTTGGGGCCGCAAAGCTGCAGGTTTCCGTTTGGGAATGAGAATTATCTATTCTGCGGCCGGACGAAGTTTGGTGATTTGCCCTACTGTGCCAAATGCTGCCGCGTGGCTTATCGGGAACGATGAAGGCCAGCCTCGTGCATAGAATTGATATCGCCTTGGCAGGTCAGCCGATGTCGTTTGCTGGGCTTGCGGAGGCGCTGTATCCCAATCGGAAGTCTTGGCGGTGCTCATCCCATGGTGGCCCGCCAGGTGCATTCATGGCCTTGTCAGCCGCTCTGCGTCGCGGCGGATTTCACGTTTCTCTATCGGCCAAGCCGGGGCCGCAAAACAGGATGGTTTATCCAAGGGTGAGAAAGGGATGAAGATGACACGAGAATTTTCCACATGCGACGTTCTATCAACAGTAACCGGAGTCCTGATTGGGCCGATCGGCGGCGTGTACGAGGTCCTAAGCTGGATGACAGGTGAAGATGTCTTTACGCATCAGATCCCGCGCATCGGCAAGGAAGCTGTTTCTGTGCTCATCGAGCGCCATCCTCTCTTGCAACAAGCAATTGACGAAGCAAAACTAGTCACACCTGAAAACTGGCAGGAATGGCGGCAAACGTGGGAAGATCGTTACGGGCTGACAATTGCTGTTCCCAAATTTGACGAAGATTCCCATGAGAGAATAGATCCGATATCCGAACTAGCGGAAAAGTTGGAGCCAAACCGAATTATTGTAGTTAAGGGTGAAAAATAATGATCCACGATCGCGAATCAACCGAAGCGAGGTTCTTCGAGGAATATGACCGGATGAAGCTGGACCTAGCCGAAGCCCAGCAGAAGGTCATGCTTCTGACAGATCAACTCAGGCAGGCGAACGCCGAAAACCAAGCATTCGCCTACAAGGTCGATTTTCTGAAATTGGAGGTGGATCGCGTTACCGCAAGCCGGGAGCAATATGAGCGGGTGGCCATCCGGGTCAGTGCCAAGATGGAGGGCGCCACAGCGATGATGATCAGGCAGCTTGGGGACCTCCAGGAGGAGATAAAAGCTGCGGCCTTCGCCGAAGTACCTGGGAAGGTCAAAGACGCACCGGAGAGGCCCGCAGAGGCCGAGGAACCTCTTTCAGAACGCATTTCCGGCAAAGGAGAACTAGGACTTGGAATCCACGGAATTCCCAAGGAATGGCCAGAAGGAAGCTTCTCGCTGGAGGTTCTTGGCAAGCTTATCGGTGCCGCAGATGAGCCACCGGCAGAAAATCCTACCAAAATCGACACCAGACAGATCGGCCGAAACTACGGCGCTGGCTTTGGCGATTCGGCCAGCCTCCTGCCGCCGCCTCGGTTTGGCAATGGCCCAATTAATTCGTAAACCAGCCGTTGACATAAACCCGGATTTGTGGTCATATTGATTTGTCAATGGTGCCCGCCAAGATGGAGACGACAATGGCCAATCTCGAAAATTTCGCAGAAACCCGCGGTTTCGATCTTTTCACCACCCGCGTAATGGCCGTGATCGGCGATGCTTCGCGCGATATCGGCTCGATTTACGATCTGATGGACGACAACGTGAGCCTTATCACCGTTGGTCCTTCGCAGGGCCAGGACGAGCAGCGCGGTGCCTACGACTGGTGGCCGCTGTATATCGATGGCAATGTTGTTGGCGAATTGCGCGACGACGCCTGCGGCATGACCATTCATACAGTCGCCGAAATTCTGGACGAAACATGACTCCCGCTGAGATCCAGAGCATCCGCCATGACACCATCAAATAATGCGCTTTTGGCTTGTGCCAAATGGCTTAGTTACTGTCTTGCGATCGGTTGGTCACGTAGTGACCTTGATCGCTTGGAGCAACTTTGGTGGAAATATCATGATGATCGAGGAAATTTGCTGATGGGACCTATAGTCCAAACGCGCGAATCATGACCGCCTCAGCCGTGAAATGGCATTGGACCATCCGCGCGATCGTGGCGCTGATCGTGGTGGCGGCTATCGTCGGGAGGATTTGGTTGTGAGCAGACGTATGCCTAAAGAACTTTTGCGAAAACTTAAATCAGCTCGCCAGTCCGCCACACTTCAGAATGCGAGCTTTGGCAATTTCGGCGATGAGACTGAGTTTGTCAAAAAACTGGTGGCCTTGCATCATCTGACATGGATCATCGGTCCGCTTGATCAGGTCATAAAATGGGCTGAGAACGAAGGGACCGAACAATGACCCACCTAACCACCCGCCTAGCCGTCCGCGCGATTTCGGAGACAGTCTGATGACGAGACCCCGTGAGTTTATGCGATGGGCCGGTGAAATCTTTGGACCGATTTCTTTGGATCCGCATGAGCGCGTCACGAGATTCCTTGAGGAGGCGCTGGAAGTCGCCCACGCGGCCGGAGTTCAGCCAGTTCTCCTTGACAAGATCATTGATCGAGTTTGGCAAAAGGCCCCAAATCCCAGTGATCTACCAAAAGAGATTGGGCAGGCCCAAGCTTGCCTGGAAATGTTTTCTGAAAGCATAGGCCTATCAGCAGATGAGGAGGCAAACCGGGAATTTGACCGGGTCAGAATTATTCCGAAAGACGAATGGACGCGCCGGCATCAAGCCAAGGTTGCCCTTGGAATAGCAAGTGCGATCCTCCTGGCGATCGTGATGCAGACCGAGGTGCATGCCGGTGAGCTGGTCCCGCCGGAATGGCCCGGGAACCCGGCAATCTGCACACTGACCGGCCACATTCTGACGTGCAAGCCAGCCGATCGTCAGAAGCTAACGCCCAACTGCGCCCCCGGCTACGAGCAGGCCTGCCAGCAGCGCGACCATGGCACGGACGGGCTGCGGCGATCGGAGCAGAAACAATGATAGTTGCCTGCGAAAAGTTTCAAGACAAAGTCTATATCGTGGACGGAAACGGACGATTTTGGCGTTTCGAAATCAACTGGGCTGGCGAACCGCAGGTGATAGCCCTAACCAAACTGTTTCGCCCCGACGAACTCAATGCCATGGTTCGCCCTCAACTTGCTCACTGGGATACGTCACTATGACCGACACCCTCGCCGACCACATCCGCGACGCAGCGGCCAATCTCAAGGCCGGGATTGAGAAGCTGAAACCGTTGACTGAACAAGCACTCCTCGCCAACGGCTGCCGTTGCGCGACCCGCGACCGTATGCCGCCCGAGATCCACAAAGCCATGCACGCGCTGAGCTATGCGGTGAAGGCGGTGGAGGCTCAATCTTCCGTGGACCACCAGCAGCGACGTGGAGTTGCTTGGGATATCATCGATGAAGCGATTGTCGCTTACGATCAATGGATGCTGGATGATGACTACCAACCTGGAAAGGTTATGGCAAATATCATCAGCCAAATGCGCGAGCGGAGGAACCTGTATACGGTACAGGCTGCCGACGCCAAGGCAGAGCCGGTCGGCTGGCGCTACGGACGGAAGGATTGGAATCGCAAAATCTGGCGGGTGGTCACGGAAACTCCGACCTTCGAAACTCCCGATGATTGGATCGTAGAACCCCTATTCGCCGCCCCTCCCGCCGTGGACAGAGCGGCGGTGATCGAGGCCTTGGAGAAATGTCGCACCTCTTATTGCGGATACGCGATCACCAATCCGGATCAATATCCCGAAGTGTTGGCAAGCTTCTGGAAGGAACTTCAGCGCATCGACGGAATTGCTCGCGCCGCCCTCGCCGATGCCAAGGGGGATGGGAAGTGATCATCAAGCCACCTCGATGTGATTGGCTGAAAGTACCGTACAAGGATAAGCGCGTCGGATATTCGTGGCGTTGCAGATCATGCGGCTATCGCGGGCGAGGAAAGATCCAATGAGGGACTCTAGAGTTAGGGCAGAAACGGCCGAAGCCGAGATCCGACGCATTGCGAAGGAAGCCATGGATGCCGTTTCATCCATGGCCGCTCGATCAATAGTCGTGGAAGCTGCACTCAGGGTGATTATGAAACATGGTCTTCTGGATGAATTTTCGCATGAGATTAACCACCCATCCGCCGACCCGACGCCATCGGCCCCCACGCCAGAGCGGCCAGAGCAAGAGCCGTAACAGCGTGTATCCATACCCATCGGCGGCGGTGATCAAGATCGGTTTGCAATCCGAAAGATTTTGCTGAGCTTTTCATGTTAACGAAAGGTCAATTTCATGGGCTCACTTCCTCAATCGTTATCCGATACGTCTTGTCAGGCTGCAGCTCACCCAACGCCTTGGCAATCTCACCATGGAAATGCCCTTGCTCGGCCTCGAATTTTATCAGCACCCAACGTGTATGAAGGTTCTTTGAGATCGACGCAGCGCATTTGGCCAGGAACTGCATCACTTTGGCACTGCAGTAACGGGGACCATTATCCGCTGTCGCAGGCTCTCAAGTTCGGCCCGCAGCGCTTTGACATCCTCCAGGATCGTCGGAGTGTTTCGCCGATCGATTTCCTCGTTATGGCGATCAAGGCGTTCCCAGCGCGCTTGCAGGTCCGCTATTTGCGCAGCTTGCCCGGCCCTCTGTTTGTGCACCTCATCCAATGCATCCGCCTGGCGCCCGATTCGCTGAATATCTGCCCGCAACCAAGCAAGCTCGGTGACGATGGTTTTTTTGTACTCGTCATTGGTTTGGATCGAGGTGTATAGCAACGCTAATTGCTTGCCGTCGCTCTCCCGGCCGACCTCCAGCTTCTCGATACGCTGTGCCTGCGGGATAATGACGACCGAATAAAGACTGCCCATTGTGACGACGATGGCGCTGAGAGCTCCAATCATCGTTCGAATCCAATCTCCATTAGCTCCGGTAGTCGGCATTCCTCACGCGTCCCGCCTCGCTTTTCGGAATAATGAAGACATCACCAATGGCCTGAACGCAATTCTACGACCTCCGAGAACATGGACCGGCGTCCTGCTATCAGGCGGACGCCTCCGCCGTTGCTTGAGCGCGATCGCGTTCCAGACGAAATTCAGCGCGCCGAAGATCATCGCCGCCATCATGGATTCGATCGAGAAGCACGCGGCTGATATCAGCAATACCGAAGATGTTGCAAGCAACCCGGCGCGGCGAATATCTTGCAAGAACACTGGCGCCGATTTGCAGGCAGCATCCTGATCAGTTTGCCATGCCACGATGCCACACAGGATTGCGCCGACAACCTCGAATGCACGAAAAGCGTACATCAGCCGATAGTCGACCGTGAATGTCACTACATTGGGATCAATCATTTTTAAGCCTCTTGCTGACCCCCGCAAACCAACGGTTAACTAAATGAATCGCTCCCTGGCATAGGAATATGCCGACAACCCCGGTAAACCAAATCGTAGCGGCGTAATGGGTTCCAAAATATATACTGATTGCTGGACCTACCCCGATCGCCGCCATTCCTCCGACCGTCACATGCCGGAACAGTTCCAAAAGCGAAATTCTCCGCATCGAAATGGCACCAGCAAAACCTCCGCTCATTCCAAGGATAAAATCCCTAACAGTTTGCGACGACCAGAAATCGTCGGACATTTTCAGCCCCCAGGCCGCTTCTCCGAAGCAATATGAGCAAGGAAAATAGGATCGTCACGCGTAATCACTCGAACATCGGGACGCGAAAGCACCATCTGCTGAAGCATGAGCGGGCTGACTTTATGGGCAGGAATCGGCAACGGATTCGGGAAATATCCAACCCACCGGAGATCGTCCTGCATCGTCGCCGAACAGAACACCTTGTGCTGAGTATGAAGGTCAAAATGCTCAACGAAATCCAGCAGCCCGAAATAATCGTATTTCTCGCCTAGAACATTGGGCGAGCGCAGATAGTGCTCAAATCTCGCGGTCATGTCGTCATCGGCTGGCAGCGCGATGAGTTGTTCGAATTTGAACTCTCCACCGTCGTAGTCTAGGCGGCGCTCCTGCACGCCGCCCTCAGCAAAGGCGCCGATGATCGTACCGCCGCGCATGATTGCCTCAGCATGCGCGACCTGGCCACCGGTAACGGCAATGATGGCTCTGGAGATGCCATCATCATGGCAGACGAAGCGAAGGACAATCATTTTTTCACCTGTGGCTGAACATTGCCTTCTTTCGAATATTTCAGGCTTGGTTTAATGGAAATGTAGAATTCAACACCTCCCATTGTCACCCACAGATCGGCACAGCCATCACCTGATCCACTATCAATCGAGGTTCCTTCGTCGCAAATGTCCGACAGAAATTCACGAATCTCTGTAGCCAAAGTAAATGGCTTCGTGTCCCAATCTCTGGGAAGCAGATTGGCTACCGTGCTGTGTCGCTTATCACTATCATTCATGGCTCAGAACCCGAACGCTGCGCCGCCGCTGAGCACGCCAATGCGCAGCAGGAAGGTGTTGGTATCAACCACAATGGCAGCGCATTTGTTTTTCAGATCGGCGAGAGGCCCGACGCCGGCCTTGAACATGTCCACGCCCCTCACCGCATCTCTCGCCTTCTGCAGCGCCAGGAAGGCCCCCAGCTTCGTCGGCAGTGGGTTCTGCGCATTCTGCACCGCAGGCAGCATTGCAGTCCAGCAATCTATTGCTGGTTGGTCGCTATTCGCAGTCGCATCATCCAAGGCCGCTTGGATGTCGCTCACAACGAACGTCTTCAGCACAGACATTGGATCACGAGTAGCCGGTGCCGATGGCGTGGTCGACTTTGTCATCGTAGCGGAAACCTTTGCTCCCTGCGCCATAGCCGAATCAAGTCCCGCAAGAAACAGAACGGAGATCAGAAATGCGATAGTCCTGAGAATGAATTTCATATCCTATTTCCTTATGCCGCAGCGGCGGTTTTGGTGACGGCTTCTTGAGCCTGAAGGGTTGGAGCAATCTTATTTACAGTAGGATCAACTGCAATCGCAGCTAGTGTTTGATTTGCCTGAGCATTGACGGTGATCCGCTCAACACCAGGCATCGCCAGAACGCTCTTGACCTGAGAGCTCTGACCACCGACTACCATGCCGATGACCCCGAGCGCGCCATTGGCGAGGGTCGCGACTGCAATGATGTACGGTACAGCAGTCGTACCAAAAAGAACCGTCAACTGAGGAGTAGCCCCCATGAACAAACTATTGAGGCCAACCAAAAGACCAATCCATTGAACCAATGTCAAATTCTTAATGGTTTCCACTTCCTGTGCTCCCTGCGGTTGGTGCGGCCAACGCCGCGGTCAAAATCTTGGTGACAAAACTCTCAATCTCGGCATCGCTCACCATGTGCCGATACATGAACGGGATCTGCGATTTTGCGCTCTCGCAGCCTGCTTTGATCTGATCTGCCGTTGGTTTCATGTCATTCTCCTGTTAGTGGCCGTGCCCCGAATATGGACTGGCACCTTTCGTAGCGGTAGGCTGTGCCGGGACGCTGGCAGCTCGGCTAAAATCAACGCAATACGGCCCTTGAGCATCTTGTATCAGATTCGGATGATCTGGCGGGCATATCGGCATTGATGCTGGATTCGCGCAATCCGCGCCATCGCGCATGGCATCATATCGGCCCGGTCCATCGCAGCGCGGATCAGCATAGACCCGATCGCCAGCAAAGGCTGAGGTGGTGAGAAGCAGAAATGCAGCAATCCTGATCATTGTCCCTCCGGGAAATAGGTTTCAATCAATGCCCGAGCCTTGGAATAGGCGGTGTGTCGATGATCCAAGCCGCTCGTAAACTCAGCAATGGCCATCTCGTGAGATTGCTCTCTCATGTTGCTGACCAAGCGCTCGTAAATTAACTTGATCCCGTCGCAAAAAGCGGCATCGATAGCAGCCAAGGCTAGCTGGCGTTTCATGCGCTGGCTGCCCCAGAATCAAACATGGAAAGCGATAACTTTTCGCAGCGATCATTGCGGCCAAACCAATCCGATGCAAATTTGTGCTGGCTTGGGTCATGATTGATGATGGCCTGATAGAAGGCACGCTCGTCATCATGGAATGCAACGATAGTATTTCGGATCAGATTATCATCAACTGCATTGCGTACCGCTTGCGAGGTGAATACTCCCCATATGCCATCTACGGTCAGCCCAAGGCACCTTTGCAAGAGTTTAGTACCTCGTCCTGGTCCGCCGTTGACGTTGATGTTGAATACACTCAGATTGAGGCCAGCAGGCAACTCTGGACAATGCGGTTGCCAATAGCTTTGCCAATAGATCGTTCGGTATTCGTCGGCTGAGATCAGTCGAACACTCTGGAGTGTCAAGCCTAGCGAATGCCGGAAAATATTGTACTCGGACTGAATGATGCCGAAATTCGTAGCGCCTCCATGGTCTCCCGGAGTGTTGGAGTAGCCGCCCTCCTCCTTGAGGATGAATGGCATACATGCTTCGAATTTTGGATCAGATCCCAAAGGATACGGAATGAAAGTCATATTGATCTACCTCGTAATTGTCTGGTTATTGGTTCCCTACCCGTTTGGCTTTATCCTGTTCATCATTGGCGCCTGCTGGCACAGGTCCTTGCAGACGCGCAGGCAGATTGAGCGAGAACGGAGCTTCCTTTCTAACAGCCCTTGATGCCATCGGACGTGATCCCATCGGCTTACTCACCGCCGCAGTCCTATCGATATTGTCCAAAGAATCATTAAGCTTGCGCATATCCTTGATGCCCGAGACTTTTTGTCCAGCTTTGTCAAGTAGCTTTCCTACAGCATATCCGGTTAATCCGCCATCTCCATGAATGAGGCCTAGTGCGGCCCCGACCATGCCGGCGTATTTACGAGCCGCGGCAAACGAAGCTACCGCCGTATCTGACCTCGTTGCCGCGCGAGGCGGAATGATGGTCAGTTTGATCGCGTCCGCATATCTCTGCATCAAGGCAAGCTCTTTTGGAGAATAAAGCTGTCCGGCAATGGTCTTTCCCGTCCCATTCAGAAATTCATTGATGGCCTGCATTTTCTTTTGCGCGCCTGGCTGGTCTTTGCCCTCTGCGGCTTGGGTAAGCTTCTGCCATACCCCTTGCCTTACCGCTGACATGGCCTCGCTATCCGGTCCAACGATCCTCTCAATGGCCTGCAACGCTCGTGTGACATGCCCTGGATTTCCAGCGCCGATTACCTTGAATACGCCATTGGTTATTTCTTCTGACGTGGCTGTACCTTCAACCATTTTCTGAAATACAGCCTTCGGAGCACCGCCTAATTCAGCACCTCCGAACGTATCTTGGTAGGCCTGGCGGGCTCGTTCGGCGCCTTGAACGGCCGGCAACTGCTCAATGTTACGGTCAAGATCACGGATAGCCTGAGCATGGGCACGCATTGCATTCCGTTCCTGAGGTGTAAACATACGCTGCCCCAAAGACGATCCGGTGAAATCGTTAATGCTCTGGGCTGATTTGGCCGGGTCAATCTCGCCCGACGCTTTTCGCACTTGTGACGCCTTCTGCCACATGGCTTGCCGCAGCGCGCTCCAACTGTCCGAATCAGGTCCTAGAACATGCTCAAGTCGATCGGCAATACGAACCGGCAAACCGGAGTTACCGATCTTTCCCGAGCCAATGATCATATTGGCGGTTTCTTCCGGTGTCGCATTGCGATCCACAATACGACGCATGGCCGTTCCAACGTCATCACCTGATCCTTGAGGCGTAAATGTCCGCTGATACCGAGAATACGAAGCACGAGCCTCCTGAAGCGCAGCCAAAGCACGAGGATCCCCCGAGAACAGGTTTTCTGTGATGGCCCGTTCAATCTGGCTGTCGAAGTTATTCATTACGCTCCTGGTAGCCCGGATATCCGCTGCATTTCCGCTGCTACGTGCCGCCTGATAATAGGCCACCAGTTGCTTGCGCATCTGGTCAACCCCCTGAAGGCTGACTGACGTGATTTCCTCAGGATTGGGCTCGGCGTGCGGGCTTGCTCGGTTCTGAATGCGCGGTTGCGACATCGTATCAAGCGCTTGGATAGCTCTCGATGCTGATGGAGTAAGGTGATCGTCAATGACCACCGGATTAGAGCCATAGGTCAGTTCGTTGCGGATACGATCTCCCATTCCCCGAACTGCGCTGACATCGAATTGACCGGGGAGTTGTCCAAATTCATTGTAGCGTGCCTGAAACTCAGCGCGGTTTTCCGCCGCAGCTTGCCGGATATTCGACCCTACGACTTCGCCAGCCTCACGAGGATTTTCAACGGGTAACGATCTCCCCTGTATCGATTCATTCAGAGCTCGACCCTGATCTGACACGATACCACGCTGAGCTTCCGATTCTGATTGCGCAGTACGTTCGGCCTGTGCCTGAGCCTCACGAAGCCGCGCAGCACGGTCAAATATCTCTGAACTCAGATTTGAAGCTGCATCAGAAGGCGTATCAACTACCGGATTAGCTCTTGCCGTCTGCTGCCCTACGGCTTGCCCACCAGCGTTGATATCTTCATGCTGTTTGTTGAAGAATGCTGCGGCGCGCTGCTGTTGTTCCGGACCATAAGCACCACGGGAAGCCATGTCCTCGTATCGGATCGCATCAAGATCCTGTGCCGACTGTCCCTTGGAAAGATTGATGCCGAATTCTTCGGCGGCAGCCTTGTTGCCGCTGACAATCGGAGAGACGATCTTCTCAGCCTCTCGTAATGGCGCAGCCAACAGACCGCCAGTTCCTCCCGGAGCCCCCGGAGTAAATACAGAAGCAACTTTGCCCGCAGCTTGCCCAAGCCCCTCTGTATTCATGCTCGCAGGAACATCGGTATCGCTTACCGAAGATGGTCCAGGTCCAAATGTTTGCGCTTCGGATTGTTTTTCTGCGTCTATCAACTCTTTCGGACCTGTCACAGCCTGTTTTACCAGCCAAAGCGGGCCTCCAGGCGTCGCCTTTTCCCACATATTGGATAGGCGATCCGACCACGTTTTTGGCGCAACCGGAGTTGCCGGCACAGCCGGATCAAAGTCAGGGCCTTTTGCTATCGGCGTAGCTGGCTCTGAAGGATCGAAATCAGGCATGCCGCCGCTAGCCATATTTGCTTTGCCACCAGTCGCGCGCTTGATCTTTTTGTGTTCAGGCTTTCGCAGCCCAGCCATAGGATCGTAAGCGATCAACCGCTTGAACCGCTCCGCTGCCGTGCTCTGTGGATGATGCTTCATCACTGCCCTGGCAAAAGTTGACCGTCTGCGCCAAAATACCACATCTTACCGGTCCGGTCTGGTCTTTGCGATACAGCGCCTGGAGGTGGAGCGTGCGGTGATTGGGCTGAAGTTGATCCGGGTTGCTGTATAGGGATGCCGCTTGGATAAACCATCTTGCTTATCGATGGATCGATCTGGCCTCCTGTACCATGTGCAAGGGCGTCACGCGTTGCCGGCGCAAGATATTTCTGATCAAAATTGTTTAGCCCTGTCCCAGCCTGATAGCGTTGGCGCTGTCCATCCAACTGCCCACCGAGCAGCGTCGTGAATGTCTGGATAACGCCTTTCAACTGTGCAGGCGTCTGCTGAGACAAAATCAGATGCTTGATCGCTTCACGGTCGGCCTGGCTATTGACGCCACCGACGACTGCTTTGACCACTTCGTCGCCTACGATCTCTTTCGCTGCTTCGAAATTGGTAACCGCAGGCTTGCCCGTCCAAGCCGATATCGTGTTGGCAATCTTGTTTCCAATCGGAATAGGTCCATTCTTCAACTCATCACCGAGTTGAGCGAGAGTGCCAAGATGCGCCACTGAAACGTTGAGCGAATTGACGGCCTGACTAGCTGGACCGCGCGAGAAATTCTGAATAACGCCGCTCTTTTCCGCGAAGTGGGTTTGATCATATGTCGGATCATATTGCTTCACGTCACGGTAAAGCCGATCACGCTGGCCTTTCTGCAGACTAGCCTCGCGATTCGGATCAATCTCGTAATCCGCCACGCCTCGCACGATATCCGCATACCCAGGAGGCCGGTTGTCCTGAAGATATCTGTAATATCCCTCATCACGCGCCTCTGGGCTCGCCTGCGGTGCCTTGCGTCGCTCCTCAATTGGAGGTGCCGTGCTCACAAACTTCGCTTTGTTGGCAACGTCTGATCCTGGCACCTGAACATCTTTCAGCTTCCCAGTGTTCGGATCAAATGTCTTATAGGTTACCTCTCCGGTATTCGGATCAACATCATGGACAAGCTGAGGCTTGTATTCCTTCTCCTCAACTGCCTTGTTGTGCCGCGCAGTTTCCGTCTGCGTATCCGTCTTGAGCTTCATTTCCTCCGCATGTTGCTGAGCCTCACGGGATAGTTTCGCGGCTTCCTCAGCCACCTTTCGATCGCGCTCCTCACCGGCACCGTAGGCAGACATGCCGGCTAGACCACCCTCGCCGATCGCATTTCCAAGATTGGGCGATCGAGACGCCAGCATGCCGAGCCCTGCGGCCAGCAAACCAGATCGGGCGTTATGGGACATGTTGAACAGTCCCAGACCGCCGCCATTATCAGGCGCTGGCTGGCTCGTTGGCTGCCAAGTCGCTCCCATCGGATTGGTGGTCGGTGCCGCAGATCCAACACCCGGCGCAAATGACATGGCCGCACTATCAACCCCGCCAACGCCCGCAGGAGACCCGCTGGGCTTGCCCGTGATCTCCGGCGGCAAAGGCTCGTCATCATCATTAGGCGCAGCAGGAGCCACCCCAGAGCTCGGCAAAGGGTTTCCTGCGCGCCAGTCATCCACCGCGGCCTTGTCCGGCATCCTATACGGCTGATCCGGGTTCCATACCGGCGCCGCAGCAACACCTTGATTTGGCGTTTCCGCAACCGGAGTTTGAACGCCTTGACCCTTACGCAGCATATCATACGCAATTGCCCTGTTAGCATCACCAAATGGATCGTCAGGTGCGCCGCCATCGGCATATCCAGCCACACCACCGCGGGCGAACCCTTCGCCGTAATCCGCAGCGCTCAACCCTGGCAATGGGCTTGAACTGGAGCCACCATATGCATCCGTGAAGACATTACCGCCGCCATATGACGGGCCACTGAGCAACCCGTTGGAATCCTTATTATTGGCCGCAATGATCTTGGAATAATCAAACGTCGGAGCCGTATTGCTCGGCGCACCTGGAGCACTGCCAGCATGGGGCGCGGCATTCCCAAGACTGATCTGGGGTATCCATGACGGCGCATTGCCCCAAGGTGACTTGGCGACACCACCGCCGTCAAAATGCTGGACAGCATCGCCAAGGCTGACACGACCACCACGAGCCAAGAACGAAGCCGCCGCCAAGCCAAGCCCAGCATATTGGGAAAACTGATTCGGAGCTGGCGCGGTCGTTTGACCGGTCGAACTGGAGCCCAAGCCAGGTCCAACACCGGTATCCAGTCCAGCCAGCCATTGCGTCTGCTGGTACGGATAGGCCTGCTGTTGGTTGTATTGCGCCTGATTCGCGGCATCGATCTGCTGCTGGGTCTGCTGCTGTACAGTCCCGGCCCCGAGTTGAGCTCCAGCCCCAGTCAAAGCCGCGTTCTGACCCGCAAGGCCGAAGTTGGCGATCGATCCCGCCGCAGCCAATGGGTTCTGCTGGAATTGCTGCCCTGCCGCCGCCAATCCCTGCTGATACGAATTGCTGTAGAGCCCCGCGATCACCGGAGCCTGAGCAAGCGATTCCTGCCCAGCAAGATTGGCCTGTGCCACCCCGACGCGATTGCCACCCAAGGCACCTTGGGAAATGGCATTCCCTGTCAATTGCTGCTGCTGCTGTGCGTTCTGATTGTTGAATTGCGCCTGCGTCGCATCAATGACGTTCTGTGTATATGGATTTTGGTACTGCTGGATCTGCGCCGCAGTCAGCGGATTAGCAGCCCCTGCCGCCAATCCAAGCGCCTGATTAATCGCCGGTTGAGCCTGACCAGAAGCCGCGTTGATGCCCGATATTCCGGCCTGCTGTTGGGAATTGATCGGAGCGGTTAACTCGCCCGTATAGGCCTGATAGGGAGTAGCTGCGACGCCTTGAACGCGGTTTAGGAGGTTCTGATAGGCGGATGTCGCCTGCGGAGCGGCTGAGGTGCTGCTTGAGCTAGTACTGGTGTTCGACCCCTTTCCACACATTTAAGCCCCCGAAGAATGGAAATCACCGTGCAATTCCTTTGCTTTGGCGAGATAGGCTAAATGGGCAGAATATGGATCGTCAAAGAAACCAGCATGATGCCTCTTACCGTGTTTTACCACGAGGGCAGCAAATTTACCTTTCTGTTTGCTGAAGTGTACTCCCTTGTATCCAGAGGTATTGTCTTGACGAACCCCGCAATTCGCATGATTTTGCGAGTGAGAAGCTTCCCTCAGATTGGCTAGTCGATTGTCGTCCCTAACTCGATTAATGTGGTCAATTTCATCCTTTGGCCACATGCCATGGGTCATCAACCAAGCTAGGCGATGAGCAAAATAGTAATGGCCGTCAATCCTAATCCGCCAATGTCCGCGGCAGGCATACCCGCCAGCAATCTTCCCGATTGGAGATCGGTCACTGAGTTTGACCTTCCATCGGAAAATGCCGGTCTTTGGATCATAAGAGAGAACTTCGCTTACACGGTCAAAATCTAGTCCGTACTTGACGTCTCTATTCCCACACATAAGGAACCGTCCTTATAGCAGGTAGGGAAATGCTATCCCCGGTGCCGTGCTGATGATTTGGCCAAATATGCCTGATGGCGCTCTCTCTTTTGTCGTTTATCATCTTGAATATCTTTTGGAAAGGGTGTTTTCCAGAAGTCTTCATTCGTTAAGTCGTTACCGTTGATCCATTTCGGGTTAACCACGAAATACGCGCCGGCTGGATACCCGAGGATCTTGCGGTAAAGCCGGACCTTTCCAGCCATCCGGTTATTCGTGATGATTCCTATGACCAGCGGCACTCCGATATCATCTGAGCATTTCTTGGCGAAATTCACCAACGCTTCGGCATGGGGCATATCCGGCCCGTTGAACTTTCGCCGAAACGGTCTGCGTACATAGGAAAAAAGCTCCTCAAGATGCGTCTCCTCGCTTGACCAAAAGCTTGTCATCACAATCATGATGATGGCCTCAAGCGAGCCGGGCTGACCGATCAAGCCGATGATCCCACCCTCCCGGTTGAAGGCGCGATTGAGCATCGCTTTCACCTTCGGCTCGGACATCGATACCAAGCCATTCTCGGCATGGATCTCCCGGCACATCTCCATGATTTCAGCCTCCTCGGATTTTGAGGCAAGGCGGACGATCGGCGCAGGAACCGTGGTAAGCATTAATTAACGTCCTTGGCGTCAGGTTTGCTCGTTTGCTGCGCAATGATCTTCGCCAACGAATCATGAAGCTGTTGAGCGCATAGAAGGTCCATGCGGAGGTTGGCCGTAATTATTTCGGATAGTTCAATCTTGCTATCAATCTTGCCAACAATTGCGGGCAAGAATTGAGCCGTACTGAACGCAAAATTGCAAATCCCATTACAAAAACCTGAAACTGCAACAGTGTTCACAAATACGACGGGTACATCTGCCATGGGTTAATCCTGTGCTGGGCCTTCGAGGCCGGATAAGGTGTGAATCAGTTTCTGTCGTTCGTGGGTTTGCCATGCATCAAGCATCTTATGTCCTTGATCAAGATCACCGTAGCGATCTTTAATATCTTCCGGGAGGGCCACGAATTCACCGTCTGCCGCCAGAATCGGCACCTTGCCGCCAGCAGCACGTTTTGCTGGGTCATCCTGTTCATGCGCTGCGGCGCTCTTGGGAAACATCCTGCTTAGTATCGCCATTCCCGCATGCGTATTGCCTTCGCCGAGGCCGCTAACGTGATCGGCCGTGAACACGTATGAGCCATCTTTCACATGCATTGGCCGCTTATCGGCACGACCTCCAGTATCGCCTATGATCGGTCCAGCATGTACTTTGCCGCCATGCTTGCGCTTACGAGCCTTTCGGGCGGTTTCCATTGCCACAGCTATGGCTTGGCGATCGGCATCCTTCTTTCCAAACTTGGCCTCTGTATGGGCGTAGCTTGGCCCTTTGTGAAACTCGCTGATATTGCGCGAGATGGCAGGCTTACTGGCTGATTTTTCAAGGGGCATAGACTGGTATCTTTCCAACTGTCCCGTCAGGCAATACCACAGAAACATAGGTCGCGGGAGTAGCTGGAAGGGCGCTAGCACCGCCAGCATTAGCAGAGGTCGTCTTGCCGCCGAACTGAATGAACGCCTTCTGAAGTGCCTGGATTATCAAACCGAGATATCGTACACCGCTCTGCTGAGTAGTGTTAAGATCCTTGAGGCCCTGCGAGGCGGCGCTACCGCCTATGTCTTCATCTGCCATTATCGCCGTCCATCCTCTCGCCAACGATAGCGAACATAGCCCAGCCGAGAGAAACTACCAAGATCAGATCCGCTCACGGTAATGCTCATCAAGCCGCCACGGAATCTCGTGGTGATAAATTCCGTTGCTTGGGTAACCGTGTATGGTCCGTAAACGGTGGGAGGATCACCCGAGTAGTTTGTCACATTGAACGACATCTGAATACTCGCTGTCTGAGGTCCGCCGCTCGTTCCCCATTTGAAATCGGGCTGAACACGGTCAACGAATGCATAACTCTCGCCTTCTGCAATGCGGAAATAACCTGTCGTGTAAGACCACACCAACGGCTGCCCCGCTGCATCTGGGCTAGTTTCGTGCTGGTAAATAATCCCGGTAGAAATAGCTCCGATCGGAGGTCCCAACACCGTCTGATCAATCCATGCTGATCGCGGCAGCAATCCGTAATCCCAAGGCGCACCTGGTTCGGTGATGTTCATCTTGACATACAAATCGTTCTCGCCGCTTACGCTGGCATTCGATGGGAACGCCCAACCAACCTCGTTGAACGGCGTATTTGGCATCGCTCGAACGTTGTGGATGAACGCGGTGTTGAGGTTCTGAAACACGAAATCCCAAACATTGCACGGAATAACCTGAACCCCACTTCCGGTATAGGAATAGAAGTTCGATTTGCCCATCCAATAGACGCCACTGCGGAGCTGCTGAGCGGCATGGCTTGACGCTAAACCAGCACCCGCCCCGATCTTGTTGAAGCCATACGTATTGGGATATCCGATGTAGTTCATCGCCCATAGATCAAGGTCTGTCCAGATCAGGTTTTGATTGGAGACAGCCATTCCACCGACGCACATGGATCCGATTGGAATGCGGAAGTTGCCAGCCTGCGTCGTCGTGAGGGCTTGCCACTGGAAGAAGTTGCCTACATCGCACCATGCCACCAGCATGGGATCTTGCTGAAGGCCCAGCCCTCCATTGATCGTTTCATCGATCGTTGAGCCAAACGCGATCAGGATTTGTTGCGAGGTCGAGACGAAGGCGCCGCGATTGAATATCGGTCCTGTTGCTACCAACGACGCATTCGTGAATCCGCCAGATGGATCCCAATAGTAAATCCCGCCATTCTCTGGGCACGCCAGAGCGATCTGTCCCCAATTATCCGAGGTGTAATCCGTCGCAGTGATTTCAGAACCGATCTGATTCGGAGGAACGACGCCTGTTCCGTATCCACCGAGGCCATAGCCACCGAGGCCATAGCCGACGCCAACAGGAGGCGGCCCCAAGGCAATGTAATACGTTACGTTCGCGTTACCTGTTCCCTGTGGAAATGATCCGCTTGACGAGGCTGTGGTCGAAACAGTGATCGTGAAATTATTCGCATCAATCACACTGTTGACCGTATAGGCACCCTGAATCGTAACCCCTCGATTGGTAGTCCCCAATCTGAATACGACCGTAGCACCAACTGACAATCCATGGCTCGGAAGCTGCACAGAGACAATCGTGCTGGCGTTCGTGGTGGTGAATATCGAAACAGCGCCACCGGTTGAGGTAGCAGTAGCATTCTTTGGCGCATTAATCGTGTAGGAATGCGTCCCGACAATCGAGGTTATCTGATAAATGCCGGACAGTATGATTCCGCCGATCGAAACCATTGTGTTGAACAAAACGGCATCATTCACCGTCACGTTCGATATGTTCGGGTCAACTACTATGACATTCCGAGTGTTGATGACAGTCGAAAAGTTCTCAACGAAATCTGAAACCAGTGTCTGGGGTGTGATGTCCTGAAGATTGCTTCCGGTTATGACATCCAGGCTAGTCGTGGTTCCGACCAGCAAATGATTCGTGGCATTCAGATCAGCCCATGCGTGTAGATCGCGTGGCACACCCGAAAGCGCCGATGCAAAGAACTGAGTCCAGCCGCCGAGCTTCTGGGCGAGCCCATCGCGAAATCGGATCAATTGAGATTGCGAATAACCCGCCTCGAGCAGAGTTGGCGTTTTTTCTGTATTAATTCCGGGCCTGAGCGTTACTGAGCCAAAAGCCAAGATACCTACCCCGCATTCGCATATTGGCCATACTTTTCTATAGCCGCAGCAATATAAGCCGAATGGGCTTCTTTAGGCGAGCTAAATAGACCCAAGTGGCGCTGAGCTAACCGTGCCTGCCATCGCTTTGATGGTTTATGAAAACGCACACCTTTGTAACCCGAAGAACAATCTCCTCGTACACATCTATTAGCATTATTTTGAGAAAATGTTGCCAGTCTCAAATTGGCAATCGCATTGTTTCTCCTATTCATGTCACGGTGATCAATCTGATCCGGCCATACACCATGGACATAAAACCAGGCAAGACGATGGGCCATATACATTCGATAGTCTATAACGATAGAAAGATACCCATTGCTATCGGTTCCAGCCAAACTGCCGATCTTCCATTTAACGAATTTATTGACACCTGACCCCCACCGGAGAATCCCGGTCTCTGGATCATAATCCAGGACCGATCTCAATCTTTCCAGCGTAACGTCTGGGGCCGTTAGTTTTGTCTTTGCTGCCACTTCGTCACCCGGCTCTGATCATGGTGATTCCTGATATCGCAGTCGGTCCCATGTTGGTAAATGCCGACTGCGCACCTCCATTCAATGTCACGCTGGCGGTAATTCCGGTTGGCTTGGTATCGGTCTGCGGGCTTATAAGTGCCGCTGGACCTGCGGCGCTGGGAGATGAAGGACCGCTGCCGACACTCGTGCTACCAACGGTGAAACTGCCTCCACCATTGAGATCATGAAAATGACCAAAATCTGTAATTGCCACAGGAAATGCACCTGTAGGCAAATGAGCCTGTATCAATGCTATATTCTGCTGTCCCCCAGAGGAGAAAATTGCATCTCCATTGATACCGGATCCTGCGGCCGTAATTCGTCCCGTTCCTCCGTTAAGATAAGCTCGCGATCGGCCTCGCAAATCAGGAACATTTGACCCAATCATACCTGCCAACTGTGGATATGTCCCTCCGCTGAATGCAGATCCGTCGCAAAGCAAATACGGAGGTATCGTGCATTTGGTTATCCAATTCGGAATCGAAGAAACGGCATAATCAATGAACGTTCCAATGCGACCGAGATTCCTGAACTTCACAACATTGCCGTTGACCTGAACATCAGTGATTTCAAATGGAGGCACACAGATAACCTGCGCATTTGATCCGGCCTGAACAAAAAGCGCTGGACCACCCGTCGTAAGATTCTCAACAGACCACCAACCCTGTACCGCAGGAAACGCAATTGCAGCATCTGCTCCAAGAGAGCCACTAACACTGATGGTCCCACACTGAAGTTGTGCGGCGTTCAGAGTAATGACGCCCCCAGTCGCAGCAACAGAAGCTATGCCGCCAACGATCGTGTCAAGCAAGCCGAAGTTGCCGTTTAGCGGAACGTCCCATGTGCCAACATCGGACCCGCGAGTCGGTTGCGCAAGATTTCTGTTAACTGTTACGGGATCAGCCAATTTAAGTCCTCGGCGGTGTTGCTAGTGGGGTAGGCGAACTCGAAGACCAAGCCTCGGACTGGAATTTCTTACGCATTTCCTCGATACCAGCAGACTTCAGAGACCTATCGTACTTGGTTTGCCATGTCACACCTGATTGCGGATCATCGGCCGCAGCACCGAAGTTCTTGAGATAACCCGATCCCATGACAAGCGCTGCATTCAAGAATACATCTGGAAGATATACCGAAACTTGTGTTGTTGGATTCGCTGCCGACAATGGAACTGGCCGCTGTGTTCCAACTACCTCAATCGTATAGTTCTGATCTGGCCATGGTCCTACGATCCACGAATATTGATTGATAGTAGCGAAGTATATGGGAATACCGGATCCGGTTGAATCTGGATATAGAGCATCCAGCATCTCTTTTGATACTGGCAACATCGGATTGCGCTTTCCTAGATCTGGATTCGTGGTTCCTGCTGGAGTGATGACGTTCATCTGCTGGGTTACGATGAATGGCCCATTCAAACCCGAACTATTCTCAATGAAGTTTCTGTTACCGGAAACCAATGCGACAGATGAATCTCTAGTGACCGTAGTTAGCAGATCCAAGTCACGGTATATCATCTGTTCGGCATCATCCACGATATTCGGGAGAGCCAGCACAAAGTTTGGATCATTCACTGGTATAACCAGAAAATTAGCCAATGAAGTCGTGAATGTAGACCAAGTCAGCGACATCTAAAATCCTGCATTCGAAAGCGCGGTATCTATTAATGCGGCATCGGCCGTTTCTCCGGTCAGATTGAAATGAGTACCATCTGGAGCTCTGTTGGTTCCAATGCCTGTCAGACTATCAGCATTGTCTCCGGTGAATATCGTCACGCTGTCCACCAGACCTGCCTGTGCAGTCTGAAGACCAGAACTTACCACACCAGCCAGCAACGTCATTTCTGATACGATTATCTTGGATGTACAGCCGTAGCTTTGCAATGTGGCGAATGTGCTCTTGGCATTTGAGGTATAGACACTTGGTGACGTACTTACTGCATTGTCATTTGTTCCCAAGCGATACAGCCAAACGAATTTCCAGTTTCCGCCGTTACCACTCCCAGAGATCGGATATCCGAGAGAGCGAGCCCTCAGGCAGGCAACCCGCATGCGATTTTGGAAATTGCCCGTGATGCTCCAATCTCCAGAGGTCGTCCCTCCGATCGCCGGATCAATTGTGATCACTCGGGTATATGGCGTTCCACGGCCTGCCGTATTGGCTATCAGGCGATCCGCCAGAATGCCCCACATGCTGCCAGGGCCATTCGATGCGCCTATTACCGGATCGGAATACGCATACATGTTCCCATCGTAGATCGATAGGTTATCGTTGTTTGATTGCGTCGTCGTATAGGCGCTCGGCCCGCTATTCGCGCTGATGCTGTCGCCGATAATGCCAACAATCAGTGTTACCTGACCATTGACCAATGCGGTTGAGCGCGATGTCCTAGCCCCGATCGGGACGGCAGCGCTACCAACTCCAGGAGAAACTGTAGTTCCGGCATTCTGGCCGGCGAATAAATCATAGAGAACGAATTGCTGCGGATCTCCACCGCCGCCAGGTGAAAACCCTAGTAGCACAGCAAGAACAAATGCCAGAAAACCAAGTCTTAGCTTCATCCCATCACTTCCTGAGCAACTACCGAGCAACCACCGTTATTGTTCGGCGAGGTAGCAGTTCCTGCGCTTCCAAAAAGC